CAGGCTGCGGACTTCACTGACGAAGCTACTTGATTGGGGCGGGGCGGACTTCGCCATTATCGACTCTGCTGAACCCCAGGATGAAGCCCCCGGAATCAATAAAGCGATCGACAACGACTCCCATGACTGGCGCGGCGCCGTAGCAGATAGGCGGCAGGATGTGGGAAACGAAGTCTTTCATCCCCGGCACGAACGGCGCAACTTCCCAAGCCATCAATCCTAAGCCGTCCAAAAATAGACGCCAGCCCAGGTCGTGCCAGTTCAGTTCCCACCATGCGCGAAAAGTCTTAACAGAGTTCGACCGAGAGGCAATCGAGCCACGAGCCCGCAGAAGAATGTGCAAGCCGACCCCATTAAAAAATAGAGCCCACACGGCGAGACGGAATGCGACTTGATCGGCCGGCACTCAATCAGTGTAGGGAGGTGTGGACCCTAGGGGATAGATTACGGCTGTGGGGTTACTTCAGGTGTCTCCGGTTCCTCCGCAGGCGCGTCCTCCTCGGGTTCTAGCGGAGGATCCCCACGCTTGGCCCGGTCATCCTTAGAAGAAAAGCAAGTAATCCAGTCCAAAAGCATATGCGTCCAATCTCGACAATTTTGCCGTTTGTAGCGAGTGCATAAGCCAAAACACCCACCAGAGCTACGAGCAGGGAGAGGTAAATAATCATGCGGCCCGCCGTTTCTTCCTTTGCACTTCATGGATCTTGGTAGTTTTCGCAGGCTTCCCCGGCTTGGGTTTGGGCGCATTCTTCTCTGCCAGTTCGATGCGCTCGGGATGAGATTCATTCCCGCACGCAACTCCTGGCTCGGCGCCACACAGCGGACATTTCACATCGGTTTCGGACATGGGGAACCTCCGGCAGGGGAGATTCTGTCCTAAAGGGGAACGGTTGTATGGTCAATTTCGCTCAGGCAAGAAAGGCCACTCGATACCCTGAGTGGCCGGGACGACTGGACGGGGAAACTTAAACGCTTGGCGGCCCTGGCTGCATGGGAGCAGGCGGCGCCGGCGTGGTATTCAGGATCGAGACGACGCTGTTGATGTATCCGGTCACGTCTGCGGCCGTATTCGACTTGCCGGCATCTTTCAATCCTTGCGCGATCAGACCGCCAATCAATCCGGTAACCGCGGCCAGCTTTTGCGGTCCTGAGCCCACCTGCTGACCGATGGCTGCGGCATTCTGCTCGGCCATGATGACCGCGTTGGCCGTAGCGTTGAACATCGGGGAAGCGCTCGGGGCGAAGGCACTGACTGCGGACTCAGCCATGGGCAAGTAGGGCACGATGTCCTTGCTGAAAATCTTCTCGATGTCCCTGCCTGCGGTTTCAAGAAAGCTGACAAACTTGTTCGTCATGGAGTCTCCTATTTGATCTGGACTAATTCTTCGGACGATTCGCGATGTGGAACATTGAGGGGCGCTTCGTGGGGGCAATACCCAAAGAATCCACGAGCGCAGTTACAATTGAAACACAGTACTTGGAAATCCTTAGGCCAATTGTTCAATCGCAACCAGCGATAAAAGGGCCAACCAGCCCTTAACCCTAGATCCTTGCGGTGCTTGTTTCCGCCGCCAGCGATGTGATCAATAGACAGGAATTCATGCCTGGATTCGCCACAACATGCGCAAGCGCCGCCATATGCTTTAAAAGCCGCGCGACGCGTCTTCGCGCGCAAAACTTTGTGCAGTTGCGTATTTCGCCCCGGATTTCTTTTCTTCCACTCACGCATGTACTGTCGGTATAGTTCCGGATTGTTTTCGCGATGGCGCTTACTGCGCTCTTTGCACTGGTCTTTGTGCTGCTGGTAATATTCGGTGCCTTTTTTTAAAAACTCTTCGCGGTTTGCGCGATATAGCTTCTTTCGCTGAACAAGTAATCGGTCCCTGTTGGCGAGGTAATATGCTCGCTTGTAGGCTTTCTGTTGATCGGCTTGCCCACTCATTTGAGTAGTTTCTCCGTCCGAAACCGAGCCAAGTTATCTGGCAGGAGCATATCTGAGGGGACTGTCAATACCAAAAAGCCCTTTGTCTCAAGTTCTCGGAGCGTAAGGTACATGGCTGTGGCCGAGTCCTGCATGGCCTGTCCTTCCCCGAACCACAGTGCCCATTTCGCCGTGCCGGAACGCCACATGAACGAGATCCATGCGCTATAGGAAGCACTGACAAAGGCGTCCACTTCCTTGCGCCCAAGTTGCGCATCCTTCACCCCTTCGTACATCGCGGTTGGGGTTGGAAGGTCAATCAATCCCATGGCGGCAGTGTAGCAGGTGTCTATTTCTGGACAACGTCTGAGCACTTCAGGCGCAAGGTCTGCTCGTGGCGTTCTCTCCTACAAGCCAAACATATTCGGTAGTGCGGATGAGCAGGCCAAGGCTTTTGCAGATTGTCTCCGCTTAGTGGGTGCCCACGTTTGCAGTGAGTCCTGTTCTTTAAGGGGCTGATCACCCGACCCTTCCTGGATGCGTCGATGCCGTTGTCTGAATGATCTCCCAAGAACAGGTGATCGACGCGGCAGCAGGCGGGATTGTCGCAGTGGTGGCAGACCAACATTCCTTTCGGAATTGGCCCGCACTGAGACTCCCATGCAACACGATGTGCTCCATGCCGATGACCATTTATCCAGAAGGAACCATACCCTGTATCATTCCGCGGCCCGATCCACTCATAGCAGTCACCGTTCGGACCTTGGCCAGCCGCTCTGTTTATATTCTTTTGTAACCGTTCCTGTGGAGTAGCAGAAGGGGCAAATCTTCCTCTTGAGCCTCGGTTGATCAGAGTCACGGCTTCTTCTCCGAAGACGGCTCCCCGCACTTTATATGTCCATCACGCAATGCTCGGCAGTGGGATTCGATCCACTTTCCAATTCCCGGAATATCTGGAACGGTTGTCATTGATTCGTGCGGTAGACAGTTATCGTAATAGCACGTGCCTCCAGAGCACTTGAGGCCAGGAGTGCAGACTTGCTGCGACTCGGGCTTCTGGGCGTGAGCGGTCAGCACTTGCAACGACAGCCAAGTTGCCAAAGGTACGACAATCGCAACCATCCACAAATTCGCAGAGTTGCGCTTGAGCCAGTTCATTTCGTCTCCTTCCCCTCAGCCTGAGCGAGAGCGGCGCGGGCCCAATCTAGACCAACGCAGAACCAGTGACGTATTGCGTCGATGTGCGGCTCTAACTTTTCTCGCTCATCCTCCCCGAGCGAAGCCCAGTATCCCTCCCACGAGTTCGGCGCTTTTGCACTGTCGCTCTCTCGTTGCGGCTCGCTGCTATGCCGAGGACCATCCCCTTCCGTAGCCTCGTTGTCGTCACAACCATTTCGTGCACTAGTCCGCAATCGCAGCACCCCACTCGGAACGGAATCCGATTCTTGACTGTCCACCCCTCGCCGTTCAGACGTTTGACGTATTTCATGTAGCTCCTTTGTTAATCTCACGATCTCTTTCTGTGCGGAGAGAAGCGCTGCCTCCACATGAGTAAGCTTCTTAGCGAATTGCGCTACCGCATTTTCCTCGGCGGCAAGCTGGTCGCGGAGTGTGGCGTTTTCGTTGAGCAACTCTGGAATATTCAAGTTGCTCCTGTACTGCTCAGCGCTCCGAGGATCAGCCGGAACTGTGTACGCATGATCTTCGCAACGCTGATGCCTTTGGCTATCTCCGAGCGCTGAAATCACGCCCGCCTTCTTATCGCACAATTCACACTTTGAAGCCGGGACTGGCGGTACGGCGCAGGTTGTGCAGAACATTTGATCCGCTACCCACTTGTGACGCCAAAGCTTTTCGCCGCGAATATCAACAAGTTCTGGCTTCTGAAACACTGGCTGGCCGTTCTCTGTCTTCCCCGTTTCGCACATGACGCAGCGTGAAACTGGCGGTACGGCGGGTTCGTATCCTGTTCCATGACAGACTTCGCACGATGTATTACCAACCCATCCACGACACAAGTGACAGTTCGGCGCGGCCCCCTGAGGCGGGAGAGTGTGCCACCGATCAGGGCATCCAGTCTCTACGTTATCTGAGAATTTACGTTTACCCTTACACGTTAGGCAAGTCTCCTGTCTCGCATCACTCATTGCGGACCTTTCTTGTTTCTTGCGAAATTCCGCATCGTAGTCATCCGCATCTAGCTCGCTAGCCTGACTGTATGCAGGAGCGTTCAATTCCTCCATTCTGTCCCAGAATCGTGTTACCCCTTCTTCACCAAACTCTCGGCGAATGAGTGCTTCCTGTTGTAAGATTTCCAGATCGTCCTTGGAAAGATTAGGTAGATTGAACCGCGCTGGACGGTTCCCGCCGGATCGTCTTGCCGCTCGATTAAATGCTCCGCGTTCGCTCATGCTACCCCTCCTTTAGCTTCCGCACTCTTTTTCACACAAACCGGACACCTTCCTAAACATCCGTAGGTGACGCATTTAGGCGTCTTTTCGCCTACTTCTGCTTTAGGCGATAATGCGCCTACTGGGGCTTCCGCAATAGCTTTGAGAACGTGAGCGTATATCTCTTCTGGTTTGGGTGCAGGACGGAAAACAGGGTCTCCCATGTAGTCATAATCAACCTGAGGCACCGTCATACCCGCCATTCGTTCAATCGTCCGATAGATAAATCGCCTATCAATCAGGCCGGGAGAGATGTGCTCTACATTTGAGGCAAAATAAGAACTCGGCGCGGGAGGTGGGGGAGTGTGCCACGGGGCGTCACATTCATAGCAAGCGAATGTTTCGTCGTGATCGGCTATGCAGGCTGGATTGTCCCTATATTTACTTCCGCATCGCGGGCATGTCTCCTGTCTCGTGTCTGTCATCGCGTCACCATAGGGCATTTATCGCACTCCATGTGCATTGTGTCTCGACGAGGCTTCCTGCCGGAAATATATCGGTCGTGGCCGCAAGACAATTGGACAATCCACACCTTAGGATTCATCGGCGAACGGTCTACTCGCTGAACCGTCTTGACTTGCTTGAAATGTGTGCCGTTATCACTCATAAGCACCTCGACAAAGGGACCTGATCCCCTCAAGCAAATTTGGCCGCAATCAGAATCAAATTCAACACGAGCCCAGCGATGAGAAGCGCGAACCAAATTGCCCAAAGTATTCTGAAAATCTTCATAGGACCTGATCCCCTATGACCACGTAATTGCTATTTCCATCCTGGCCGGCGAGCCAAAGTGTTTCGACGCCGCGACACTTACAATTTGCGAGTCGTCTTTGAACACGATCCCAGTCAGCGAATCGAACGCACTTCTCAACAATTTGTCGATGTCGGGCTTCGTAATCTTGCGCTGCACACTTTTCTTCACACTCTTCGGCCGCCCAAAATAGAACGCGACATGCATCCAGACTGGCCCTTCGATCAATCGCTTGCTTCCCATCTCACCGAGTGCGACCGCGGCGATCTCTTGGCGCCAGGGCTTGGTGTTCTCATTGTCTGCCGTAATGATTGGCCGCTTCCAGCCCTTCGGAATAAAAGCGCGCGTGCTCCCCTGCGGCACAGGGGTGCCAAACACCGTGAATCTCAGGCTATTGGCCGTGCTGCTTTCGGTGACAGTCGGTACACAATCCGGCGACAGCTCCGGGAACATCGTTTCGTTTTGAGCCACCCATCCCCCTCCCGTTCTTGTGGTGCACCTGGAACCACTCCGGATCAAACATGACCGAGCGCCCACAATTCAGACATCGGCCTTCCTGCGCATCCCAAACGTCGTGACGGAATTCTGTGTAATCCTTGCCATCGCGAATCGTGCGCCCGTCCTTGGTCGTCCAGATCATTGACTCTGGATCCATTCCGCCACAATTGCCTCGAGCGCCTCTTCCCGCGTCGTCATGGCCCCGTCATACTGCGAGATCATTTCCTCAATCGCCGCTTCGATCACTTTCCACTGCGAAACCGTAAAACGGAATCTTTGAGTGCAGACGTTCTCTAAAAGCTCCGCTGGGTGGCTTTCTATGACCGTGGCAAGCATTTGCCGAGGGGGGAGGGCCTTGGCCGCCTCGAGTACGCCTCGGCTCGTCCTAGAGGCTCGGGGAAGCTTTTTCAGAATGTGCGCGTTTCCTATGCCAATCTGGCGCAAATCCGCGATGGGGACATCGTTCAACTCCTCGAGCAGTCCGATCGCGGAATAGACCATCGCTCTCGACCTGGGCGCGGCACTGGCAAGCCACTGATTGAAACTCCCAAAGTTCAGCAGACGCCACTCCTCGTTGTCTCTCACCTGAATTGCGAGCTCGGCCAACTCGGACCATGCTCCGGTGATCTGGCGCTCTATCTCGCGCACGCGCGCGTCATGTTCCTGGGCCAGTGCGAGGCTTACTTCGATTTCCGCGTTTCCAAGTTCTTCTTGTGGATACGCTTGCGCTCGTTCCATTCAAGTCTCCCTCGAAGCCAACGTTGTAACGGGGTGATCAGTTCGTCTTTCACCTTCCACCAGACGGGAAAGACTTCTCGTTTCAGTTCTTCAAGATCGGGCTCACCTTCGCGTTTCACTTCGTCCAGGTCGGGCTCGTTCTCACGCCGTCTCACGCTCTACCTTGCGATCTAACTCGTCGATCAACTCATCGACTTCTTCATCTGAAAGCCTGCGCTGAAGGCCAGGATAGCGTTGGTTGAAGATTTGCCACAGTGCGCGAATCTCATTCTCGCCATAGCCTTCGCCGTGCTTCTCGTACCGCGGTGGCTTGCGAAACAGGGCATTCGTCTCGCGATAGTTCCGAATCGTCTCGAGGATGTCGGCCGGCTTGGGAAAGAATTTCCCATTGCGCATGTGGTGCTCGAAAGCATACGAGCACTCATCGACCGAGTAGCCGTCGAGCAGGCCATCCCACAGCTCGATCAGTTCCTCGCTCAACTCCTTCGAGTACAGCAGTGCTGTCTTTATCAGCAACTCGTGCTTGGCCGTTAAGTCGATCAACGACTTCGCGGTTCTTTCGGGCAAGGGAAGCTTCTTTTGATTCCGGTTCGCCACGGTTCCACTCCTCCGGTGAATCCAAATATCGGCCTTGATGAAACCAAGTCGTGGGATGTGGGACGTAGGGGAAGTTCTGTCCCGCCCCACTTCGAGCAAACGCCGCAGTCGCTTGCAAGAGCCCGAATACGGCTTCTTCGTAACTCAGCTTTTGTCCCGTTTCGCCAGCGATCAATCTTCGTATCGCTCGCTCGATTTCCAAGAGTGCTTTGCGTCTCGCGACTTTTCTAGGAAAAGCGCCATAAATAGCGAGCAAGTCTTCAGGCTTCAACTTTCTGGGCTCCTAACCGGGGGAAGGAAAGGAATGTTACAACTTACCTGCCTCCGAGCACACCCCTTCCTAGTTTTGGAAGTAGGGGAAGCACACTTAATCTTGTCCTTACGCGCTTAGAGAAGTAGTTACCAGTTGAGCCTTCCAATTTAGCGTGGGGGACATAGGGTGTATGACCGGCTTTACGCTTGCGCCACCGGAACGTTGCCCCCTCCCTGAGACTTTCTTCTCTTTCTCTGAACCTGGCAGAGTCGCGACAAAGCATCGGCCCGTTTTTTCCCGGTAAAGGTGTGCCGTGAACCAACCGCTCATTTTCATGAGAGACAAGATTTTGATTTGTGATTAGTCCCAACTGTTCAGAGAAGGAATTAATCGAAGGAATATTGCGCTTCGAGGATTTGTGTGTCAACATCTTTTTGGCCTCATACCCAGTTTGTCCCTCGGGCGGGGCGAGTCGTAGATTCACAATTCCAACTGTTCACGCGAGAGCTGACTTCGGTCAGCCTTTCGCGTTTCTGGCCTGCTCGCCTTTCTCGGTTAACTCCCAACTCCAGACTTTGCGAATGAATCCATCCCGCTCCAACTGCTCAAGACGCTGAGCGAACACAGGATCAATCGCGAAATTGACGCTGATCGCGCTGAGGATATTTTCATCCGTCACGTCATCCGGCCACTTCATTCTTTTTCCCTCACAAACATCGAGCACATATCGTTAAACCCGTCCTTGCGCCGGGGAATCAAGATAGTTAACCCGTCCTTTTTGGCCTTCGAGACGGCATCGTCGCCGTGCTGGTCGTAGTTCCAGATCCAGTGCAAATTCATCACGCCGCATCCGGTTTGGTCGTTTTTCCCGTGAACGCAATGGCTGCACCACTCGGCCACGTACATGTCGTTCTCGGTTCCGTTCGCGAAGTAGCCCATTTATGCCCTCAATTCCGCCAAGTACGCCTTAATCTCTTTTTCGCTCGGGTAATACCCGGTTTTTCTGTAAATGCGCTCGGACCATTTCAGGACTTCCACTCCTATACTTGAGCCGTCAGGCGCGATTCTTTCGGCCACAGCAACAATATGAATTTGCTTCGCCAGTTCGTGGTAATGCGGGTCCGAAAGCCGCTGATAACCTTCACGCTCGCCAGCGGCCACATACTCGGCATCCGTTCGATCATGGAAGAGTTCGCCTAAGCCGCGCATAGCCTCGTAATAGCCACCCTCTCCATTCCAAGCGAGAGGCCATCCGTAAGGCCCAATCACAACCCAAGCGCGTTCTTTTGTATGCCAAGGCATTTGTCAGTTCCTCACTTCGGATACCCCGGAGCGTTTCCCCTGAGCCTGCTCAGGAAGGTCGACAGGCTCGAACGACTCCCGCTACGCAGGGTATCCGAAGTCAAAAACTAGTTCGGCTTCGTTCCATCGGTGAGCTGCTTCTGTACTGTCACCCCCTGTAGCGCGACGAAGCCCTTATGCTTCGACTGCATGTGCTTGGCGAGTTGCGCTACGGTGCGATTGCAACACGGACAAACGCCAGCCGCAGCCCGTTTCTTGTGCTGGTTAAACTTCGCTTCGAGCCGCTGCTTTTCTCGCTCGAGCGTGGCCAACTTCTCACGAGTTCCAAGGGAATTAGCGGCCGCTTGGTCGTAGAGCCGCTTGTACTTTTCAGCCTCGGATTCGTTGGTGAACTGTTGGCTGTGTCCATTCGGGCAGTAGAAAATGGCGTGGTCGTTGCGGCGATTCTGGTAGTACTCGTCCGGCATTCCGAAGGTGACGCCACAGTTGTAGCACTCAGTAACTTTCATGCTCTCCCCTTTTCCAATGACGCTCCAGCCCGTGGCTTCCAGCACGAGCCGGAGCGATCCGCAGCCAGCCACTGCCGCAGATGTCTATTTTTGGACAACTTGCTTCTCGAGTTCTGGAACCAGGAATCTTTCTGCGAAGTCTTTGTAGTCCCGAGTCCAGCGCTCGCACATCTCATGCAAGCCCACAAAGCGGTATTGCGTCAGTTGGTGATAGCCGAACACGTCGTATTCCTTGTCGCCGCATTCCCTGACTTGGAATACGTGCCAATCGAAGCGATCGCATCCGGTCATGTCGAGGTAGAATTTCCACTGCAACCCCTCGAGATACCTGTCTGGGTCAAACTGCTCGGTCGTCTTGATCTCCGTGATGGTCCTGCCATGAACTCCATCGACGCGCCCCTTGACGAGCAAGCCGTGGTAATCCTTGGACATCGAACCCTCACGGATGCTGGGCATGGCGATTTCCATGTCGCAATCGAAGTGGAAAACGTAGTCATCGGCAGAAACGACCGTGAAATCTCCCTCGAGTGCGTTTTCGAGTGCCTTATGGAACGCACTGCCAGCCTTCATTGCGTCGGTCTGTTCCCGTACTAGCAACTTCGTCAGTAGCCAGCCCGTGTCGAGTCCTTCTTCCTCGCTCCAGTGTCGAAACAGGTCCAGATCGGTGACGCTAACTTCCAACGGGGACTGGTTTGGGTTCATAAACGCCTGCCTTCTTGTTGAATGCGAATCCCAACTGGACTGCTTTTTTGTGCACGAGCATCTTGACGGTCAAGCCGGCCTTAATTGCTTCTGGCAGCATGAAATTGATCTCATCGACCGTGGAAGCATCCTCGAGAGCCATCTGCCACTCACTCATGTAGTCGGCCTCGTCTTTCTGCACTTCCACGAGCTGATTGATATTCGATTTGATTTTCGTGATGAGTTCCCCCAGGTAAGCGTTCGTAATCGGGCTGGGAACCTCGAGGACCGGGAAGGCGCCGGGGTTTTTGCCGTAGGAGTTCTCCCGCGGCGAGAAGTCCAGCCAGCGCTTTTTGTTCTCGATGTAGAGTTTGCCCATGGCGTCCACCGACTTGTAAATCTCGCCTTTGGATCCGCCCTGCACGTCCAGCCGCTCAATCATCACATCACCCTGCTGCTTCTCTTCCATGTGGCAGAGCAGGACTACATCCTTGCCAAAGGAGTTGAGCATTTTCATCCAAGCGGTGAACTTGGCCTTGAGTTCCCCGAAGCCCTGAAGCGTTAGGGCCCCTCCGCGCCCCATCTTGGGATTCTGCGCAATGATCTCCTGAGTCAGTTTGTCGAGGGCTCGGCCGGCAGTGTCGAGAATCACTGTGGAATAGGGCTCAAGGTCGGACTTGTCCACGTTCGCGATGTCGGACCACGTTTTCGCCGTGACGCTGTCTTTGCGATTTTGCGCTCGGTAGGCGCCTTCGTCCGTATCGAGTAGCAGGGGTTTGTCGGCCGTGAAGCCGAGAGTAGTTTTGCCGATTCCGGGGGGGCCGTAGATGCAGACGTTTATCCGCTCTACCAGCATTGGCTCGGACTGTTTCAAAATCTTTAGGCTCATGACGTTTTCTCCTGTTCCTGTTTGCCCCACTCCTGCCCACACCCACACCGATGTGGTCCTTCATGGTTTCTTGGGTAATCGCAACGGTGTTCCGTGCCGAAATCCTTGCTTATCAATATCGCTGGACACGGCTGAATCTCCTTGAACGGTTGTTTCTCGTGAATCGCCATGCTCTCTCCTCGCAAACTCCTCGATTTGCTCCCACAGTTCCGGATCTTCGAGCCGGATTCGGGTCAGCAGCGCGACCGCGGCGAACATGCGCCAGGTCACCGCGATCTCCAGTGCTGTTCTTCGTACTCACTCTTAGCCGAGACGATCATGCAGGTCAGCAAGACGCCGAACCCGAACCCAAGCGCCAAGCCGAGCATCAAGAGTCCAATCATCGGTCCGGTCATGCGATTAAACCTCCGCCAGCCCTACGCGCGCGGGCGTGGCTGCACGAAAACCCCTCAAGTGGTCCCTGTACACCCCGAAACGCTCTACGCTCATCTGTGCGCATTTTTGGCACCTGTCTTTTTTTGGACACCTTCGAGTCGAATTGGATCGACCGCATGATCCGGAAGTGACTCGCACAGAGCGTACCGACCGGGTGCGTGATGGCAGTTGTACGTCTCAATCTGCACGAAGGCCCCAGGTTCAACCGGCGAAGTCCACCAGCCAAGTTTCCAGCGCTTCACGACCTTGGCCTTGGCGAGCATCCAGCACTGCCTGACTCCAGGCGGATTCTGCCCGTTGTAGAAGTCGTCGCGGCATCCACGGCAATAGCTTGTATCCTTCACGCGACACGCTCCCGCGCCTCATCTTGTGGCTTGATTCGGTCGTAGATGTAGGAAAACATCATCCCTTTGGCCCAGACGCAGCACCATTTATCTCCGTCATGCACAACGACATCGCAACGCTCACAATAAAGCGTAATCAGGCCGCGTTCGTCGCGCGCGATCTCGATGGCCTTGTTCAGCAGATGGCGTGCTATAGTGGGGTCGCTCATAGAAAGCTTTCCCTTTCCGCCCTGAGTGTCGAGCTCAGGGCTTTGTTATGGTTTGACCTGCTCTGAAATCTCCTGCAACGCTTTGTAGGCAATGTCGATCCGCTTGCCGTGGTCTTGCTCATTGACCAGCGCTAGGAGTGCGCAGTAGAGAATCCTGCGCTGGACCTCGCATCGGTTGTAAAGCCGCTCCCACCCTCGAATTGTGTCCGTTAACTCATTCATAGGCATGACCCCTTGAGTGCTCAGGCATACAGCTTGCGCAGCACATGGCACGGCAACGCGGCGCCGTACATCCGAGAACGTAAGGCGACTCGCAGTAATCACAGTGCGCGTGCGGTTGAGGAATCGCCTTGTCACAGATAGGGCAAAGCGGTTTGCTTCCGATGCCCGAGTCGCGAATGATCTCGATTCCCAGGCATTCGGCTATGGCGTAGACGTCCAAGCGATTCATCGCGTCTTGCAATCGTCTCAGGTCCATCAGCGTCCCCCTGTCACAATCGGCCCGCCCTTCACCTGAAACCGCTGATGCGCGTGCTGGCCTTGAATCAAAGCGCCGGCCAGGGCCATTCCCCCGACCGCAACCGCGGCGCCGATTGTGAGCTTGTAATGGTGTTTCGGTTTTGGGACTTCCGCACCTTGGGCCGAAGCAAAGGCCACAAGAACGATGCCCACGGATAGCACGGCAATGACGAAGTAGCGCATCGGTTTCATTCTCCTTTCGTCCCGCAACTGATGAGCAGAACCCCGTCAATGTTTTTGACCACAGCCGGGTCACCACCATTGCCAGGGCAGGAGATTGCGACCACGCTCTGGCTTATGTGCGCGATCTTGTAGAAGTTCTTGGGTTTATCGGCAGCGATTGCAAGGCCGACTAAGAGCAAAGCAACAACGATTGTTCTCATAAACCGATGATCCCCTTTGAACGTTTATGTTTCTTGCGTAACTTATTGCATTCACGGCAAACTCTGTAAGTCTTGGTGCTTCTTACGAGATAGGTGGTTTCAGGTGTGAGAGGATGGCCCCGCTTGCAATGGGTGTGATTCTGGTTTGCGTGTCGGCCTTTTGCGATGCAGTCCGCTACGTTGTCTTGGCGAGTGCCTTCAAAGATATGCTCCCACCGAACACAGCGCGGATTGTCGCAACGATGTAGTGCGCAAGAGTTCGGCCACCGCCCATGCTGCAAGAAGAACGCTAGACGGTTGCCCCTGATTTCTCTGCGCGAGCCGATATCCCTGATGAGGGGGTAGCCGTTGGAACTGAATCCACCAGTCCATTCCCAGCATTCACCTTGCGGCCCGAAGCCCGGAGTCTTATCGACCTTCGCCCAAAACCGTTCTTCTAATGTGCCTGATCGCATCTGGACATGCGCTCCTCGGATTGAACTACGCGGACTCTTCTACAAACGCTTCTCTGTACTGCCGAAGTCTCAACTGCATTTCGTACGGGATGTAATCCCAGACTTGAGACCAGTCATATCGCCATGCGTGCTGACAGAAACGGCAGCGCACGACCGGATACACAAGCAAACCACTGCCGATAGGACGCAACTGCGCCAATTCGAAAGCGTGGCCCTTACCGTTCCAAAACGCTTGCATGGGTTTGATTACATCGGGAAGCTTAACCCCGTGATAGCAAGGCACATTCAACAGCAAACCGCTGGCTTCATGGCGTAGTTGCATGATCCCAGGATCTTCAACCGTTGACTCGTCCTTCCAGTCCTCGCAGTATCCCGAAACGCCTACACCGCGTTGACGGTACAGACGTTGCCCGCGATTGAAGTCTTCGTATTCCCCAGGTTGCACGTCGTCTTCATCGGGAAACGGCAAGCGAAACCGCAACTCGCCACAATCGGCAATCGGGTCCACGTTGCCCGAAAGCTTTTGTACTTTCTCGCGATCTTCAAACCGCAAGTAGTACATGTTTTCGCACGTTCCAATCTTAATTTCCGCGCCATCGCTGGACCGAATAGCGTATTCACCCATAAAGACTTTCCCCTTTCCCTGCCTGTCTATTTTTGGACAACTACGCTGTGGTGCGCACGAACTTTAAGACCAGTGGCCTATCAGGCGACGCTCCACACAATCGTGACTGCCTAGTCCGTATTGTCGGGTGCCTCACAACGTACCGGATATTCGTACTTCCCATCGGAGTATGGTTGCTGATGTTTGCGAACAGTGCCCGCCTTTGTCAGATCCGCCACAGCGACCGCAAACCACGCTCTCAAAGTGCGTCATTGCTTTCCCCTCTCCCTTGCCTCTAGCGCCTCTTTCACCAAAACCCCCAACTGACTTGCAACCGACCGTTTCTCTGCCAGCGCAAGCCGCTCAACCGTTTCCAGTTCCCAACGATCTAGCGTTATCCACTTCTTCGCTCTTACCTTCTCCAGTTGGTCTGTTGTGGTCCGTGTCATGGTCCTATATGTACCTCTTTGTGGTCCTTTGTGTCAATACTTGCGGTACATAATGTTGGCATATTGACTGCTTGCACTAGTCTGCTAATCTCTCGTTTGTGTTGACCTCGGCTATCGACTCGGTTCGCAGTGTTATCTCGTTCACTCGCACCGTGTTCATTCCAAAGCAAGACCTTGACGGACCTATCAAAACGCGACGTTCAGACGTTTACCCGGAAGATTCAGCGTGGAATCGTGCGGTTGTGTATCTTCGCCATTCTCTCGGACAACGCACGCAATTCCGCCTAGATTTCTACGTGCTTGCAAGGTCTGGCGCTAGAACAGTTTACAAGCGCTTGCGCAAACAATCGGTATTCGTCAATGTGGGCGATCCGACGCAAGCTGAGCTCGCGATCGAAGCCATTCTATCCTTCGCACAGTCACTCGATGGCAAGTGGTTAGCGCCGGCAGAGTCAGCGCAAGCTGTTGATACACAAGCACAAACACAATCTGCCGGCGATTCGCAAGCGATTGGCACAGCATCGGCACAGAGTGAGCCAGAGCCCACGGCCGCGGCCTCGAGTGAGAGTGTGCAAGATGATGAGGCGCAAGGGTTTAGTGGGAGTTAGGGAGAGCCCGCGGCGGGAACGGCAGGCCCCCTCCGGGTTCAAAACCGGTGCCGGGGTGGGTGGGAGAAATTCATTCCGCCTCACGCGATCAGCTGAAAAATTTTCAGAAATATATTGACGAACCTAATGCACATATGTAACATCCGTGTCGCTATGGCAGACATGAACATCCGTAACGTGAGTGACACATTCTTATGGAAAGTGAAGGCACATGCGTTACGGAAGAAACAAACGTTACGCGAGTATGTAATTGCGGTTTTGGAGAAGGTGGTGATTGCGGATGGCGATGACGAAGGAGGAGCAGAAGGCGGCGGCGAGAAGGATCATGGAGAAGTACCCAATGACGGAAGAGGAGCGGGTGATATACGAGCAGTTGATCAAGAAGCCGGAGGACTATCGAGCGCCAACGCCAGAGGGGTTGCGGGTGTGCGGGATATGCGGAGCGGAATTTCAGGACGTGCGAGACGCGAAGGGGGTAGTGGTGACACCGGCGCTGGGGCAGTTCGCGGACCATCAAGCGAGTCACAACCCGAGTCCCGCGGCGTGGACGGAGGCGTACAACCGGATCCAATCGTCAAAGGCAAAAGCGAAGAAGGAAGAGTGAGCGTGGTCGATAGAGTGTACACAGGGCCACCGCACAGGAAAGGCTGTCAGTGTCGGGTGTGTTTGGCGAAGGCAGGGGTTTGATGCTGGTGAACCGGTGTGACCGGTGCGGGAAGTCGCAGGTGGATACGACGGCAAATCGGCACTGTCCTCCGGGATGGGAGACGGTGTTGGGGACGGAGCTTTGCGACGATTGCGCGCGCATGTTGCATTCGTGGTTAAGCAAGACGGGAGAACTTTATTGGTTACCGGAAGAGTTCGGCTGGGATTTCAAAACGCGTAGCCTCGTGGTTCGCGGGAGACGGATTTCATTTGAGAAATTAGTCGAAATTGCGAAGGAGATAAATGGCAAAACCGAAGCAGGACGAGTTGCCAGGGATTGAAAGGAAGATGAAAGACTTGCACGAGGCGGCGCTGGAGTACGCCGACATTCGGGATCGGCGCCAGGAGTTAACCGTGGAGGAAGTGGCGGCCAAGACGAAGCTGCTGGATCTCATGCACAAACACAAGAAAGAAGAGTATGAGTACGAGGGGGTGTCGATTCGGGTGGTGCATGAGGAAGAGACGGTGAAGGTGAGGGTGCGGAAGGTGGAAGAGGAGGAAGCGGCATAATGTGCCTGCTTCACAGTTATGTTCCGGTCGCGGCGATGCAGCGTGAGGAGCCAGTGCCCACGGATATGACACGGGTGACCGGCGAGTACGCGGCTGGCATCGCCATTCCCAAGACGGACATTCTTTGGCGCTGTTCAGGGTGCGGGCGCGTGAAGAGTACGGATATTCATGGTCGATGGTCTCTGGACCAGATTCGAGGGCAGCAGTGAAGGAACCGACGATCGGCAACGCGGCGACGGAGTTGGGGCAGTTCGAGAAGGGTGCGGACTTTGACGGAATCAACAAGTCGGGTCTGATCGAGGCGCCGGCTGTGCTCGATGTTGACGCGGAGCGCAAAGGAAACGACGTGCACCTGGATCCAATCCGCGGAGTTCGGCCGATTGTCCCAAAGAAGTCTGGCGTCGAACTTCAATACACCCCACTCCATCAGACCCTCGCAGAGATTGTGGAAGTACCGGAATTCGCGCTCGGCCGTGTGGGGAAGGTCAGAACCTCGCCCGAACGCATGATGCAGTTGAGTACGCGGACTCTAAGACAGGCTTTGGTGTGGTACGCGATCACGCCGAATCAGGAGATGGCGGCCCTGGACCTGCCTCCAGATTCCAATGGACGTGTCATAGTCCGGATGGATACCCTCGAATCGGAGTATTCGTGTCAAGTTTGTCGGGGCCTGGGCTATGAAGAAACCGAAGTCTGTGAAACCTGTCGCGGCGAGCAGTCCAGAGACGGACAGGATTGCGATTCCTGTAAAGTCCTCGGCTACGCTCGGGATACCAAATGGAGTTGTGGTCACCGTGCATGTACATCGTGCCGGGGTTTTGGATGGCGTAGCGGAATCGTTATTCCTGAAGTGGCTCAAGGAAGGCCAGTCACTGGCGTCGTTGTGTCCTGCGGTCCAAATACTTGTGTGGTGCGACTCGGAGATCGCGTCCTCCATTCCAAGTTTGCGGGCCATGCTCTGACCACTCCGGGGCATGAGACGTTTACCGTGATGAGGGAGAGTGAAGTGATTGCGTTGATTGAGGAGAGAAAATGAATAGCCCCATGAACCAAGCACCGCCAACGATGCCACGAAGCGAGCAACTACAACAGGCATTCGCGGAGTTCATTGACGTGGATAGCTCCCTATGGTCGATTCGACAGGAGATCGGCGGCCACCACGAGGCCCTAAGCGGACTTGAGAATCGTAAACTTGAACTGGAAAAGACGTGGGGCGACCGCTCGCGCAAACTAGCCGAGATTATGACGCGAGAAGCTCCGCAGTTCGTGATGCAGCAGATTAAGGAAGAACAGTATGCAACCGAGCAGGCAAGGTTGCAGCAGGGCATCAATGTGCCGGTTGCTCAAAGGGCTCCCATCAATGGCGCCGCACAGTCGCGTTATTGAGTTGTCCAGAAATAGACACCCATGACCTGGGGATACACGGAGCACGTCTTGCACCTATTCGAGTTCACTGACGATGGACGCGCTTTGTTGGTGACGATTGATAGCGTGCAATACATCCTCTCGGACAACGCGGTAACTAAGACTTTGATTTGCCTGAAAGACGGAACGAAGCTATATGTCGATCAGGACTACCAGGAAGTAAAGAGGCTCTTGACGCTTGCCTAAGTTCCTGACCATCCCCGAAATCATCCCCTTCAAAGAAGACTCTCTCACCGAGCGCGGCGAGCGGGTCTATACTCACCTGAAAATCGAACTGATCCGGCCCTGGGGGAAACCGTTTGAGAAAGTCATTCAGGCCGAGAACGGTATCGGGTTCACCGAAGAGTGGATTGAGGATACGACCAAGGGGTGTCTCACGCAGTTGGAAAAGGACTTTCCGACCGACTTCTATAAAGTAGTCTACGTGAAACCGAATCATGTGCGGTTCGAGTATGTCGGGCCGCGAGGGATGGTGCAGTGATGCAACTCTACGAAGCTGAACGGATGCGCGACTGGCCCATGATCGTGACCGCGGTAAAGTGCCCAACGTGCCTTGCCATGCCGGGAGATGTTTGCTATCAACTCGGAATGCCGATGCGCACCCCGAGGCTGGACTTTCATGCTTCGCGCAAGGCCGCGGCACTGAATCAATGGAATCATCCGGAGGTGAAAGACGATGCCAGCGAACCCGGCAGCGCGCCAGTCGAAGATCATGCAAGTAGCGTTTCTGGACTGGCAGAGAGTCCCGCACCAGATCATCCTGAAGGAGCTCCGGCTGTCCCACCCCCACCTGAACACGATTCGCCAGGATCCGCTCTACCTCCAGACAGTGGAGGAACTGAAGGCGGAATTCAAGGAGAAGCTCCTGTCGGCGCCGGGGACGAACGAACTGGTGAAGACCTTGGGCTACGCCATGGGGATCGCGACCAAGAAGCTAGTCCACATTCTGGCGAGTCCGAGAACCTCGAACAAGGACTTGATTTCGGCAGCCCGACTGGTCGCCCAGATGGACGGTAGGTTCCTCGGCAGCGCCGTGGAAGATGAGTCGAACCTCTCGCGTCACGATGCCGAAGAAGTGGCAACCGAGATCAAGGGCATGATCGAGCGGCACAAGCAGAGCGTGCAATAGCGATGATCTGTGAATTGATTCTGGACGAGAAAGCGGTGCTGCCGGGATGGGGGTGCTGTGCTTGCCAAAGCTACAATGGACTCCAACGCGACAAGTGCAAGTATTGCGGACATGCGTGCTGCGTGGAAAAGCCGATGCCGCATGAGTATGGCCTGTGCGATGAATGCGGAGTGCCGGAAGGGTCCGAACACATAGGGCATCGACTTGGGAGTCCATGACCGAGATCAAGGTCAACGCAGTGTGTAAGTCATGCCAGCACGAGTTTGTAGCTTTTTTGTATGTTAGTGAGCATTGCACTCAAGTTACCAGCATAAGTAAGTGCCCTAAGTGCGGTGAGAGTAAGTTTGCGGTTCAGGGTAAGTGGTACAGCGTGGACGGGAAAGAAGAATGAAAGACATTCAAGAAGTAATCACTCGCAAGCAGGCGCAGCGCGATCGGCTGGCTAAGGAAATAGCGGCACTCGAATCCGTCCTCCCTCTTCTGGCCGATGATCCCATCCCAACCGGGATGCCATCAGGGGTTGTCCCTAGCGGAACGAGCATCGCGGAAGCGATCAAGCGCTGGCCGTGAGCTATGCCTGACACCCTCCCTCCCGGCCTAGAGCCTGTCCGTGACCAACTCCTAGAAAACCCTCCCGCCAAGTGGAAGGAAATCCCTATCTATGACGACGCCTCGGAAGCTACCAAGAAAGCAGTTCTTCGGCTCAATGCCCTCGGGAGTCTCTTCTACTTCTCCAAAGTCGTCCTTGGACATTCCCGGCTCTCTGCGAATCTACACCGATACATGTGTTCCGAACTCGAGCGCGATACCGTGCGACTCGTCATGGAAATTCCGCGAGATCACTTCAAAACGACTATCGCTTCTGTATCAGCTCCCATGTGGTGGGCACTCCCTTTCACCAACCAAGATGAAGACCTGATGTACCAGTTGGGCTACGACGAAGCGTGGATGAAGTGGATGCAGCGCGCGCACAATGCCGCAAATCGCACACTCATCGCCTCAGAGACGATCCAGAACGCTCGCAAGATTGGGGTGAAGATCGACGGCCACTACCACTCGAATGCTTTCTTCCGGTTCCTGTTCTCCTCGATCATTCCCAAGGATGACGACCGCTGGAACCAGGATTCGATGACTCATCGCCGTCCTGCGGGCGAGTATCACGGGGAAGGGACTTATGATTTCATCGGTGTCAAGGGTGCACTTCAGTCACGGCACTACGATCGTCAGGTACTTGATGATCTCGTCGGAGAGAAGGCTATCCTTTCTGACTCTGTGCTGGAATCCACCATTGATTGGGTGCGAAAGCTTCCCGGATGTTTCGATTCCGATCCCGATCGACCTCATGCACTTGCTGACCAACTATTCATCGGTAACCGTTGGTCGATGCGCGATGTCAATTCTTGGCTGAGAAAGAATGTTCCTAACCTGAACTTCATCTCGCACTCGGCGGAAGGTGGATGCTGCGCCATGCACCCGCCCCATCAAATCATCTTTCCCGAAGAGATTACATGGGAAAAGCTGGCGGAATTCAGAGCGATTTTCGGAAACTACAATTACGCCGCGCAGATGCTGAATAACCCCGTGGATCAAGAGGCAGTCAAGTTCAAAGACCACTGGCTCAGACACTATTCCGTCGATGTCTGGAAAGAACCGAAGGGCTCCGACGTCATCGCCAACTGGCAGCAGTTGTCCTCCTTCAATCGAGGTAATCTAAGTGGAAACCCCGACGATGTAGCCGAATCGCAAGGCATGACTCCGAAACGGCTGAAAGTAGCTATCAAGCATGAAACACAGCCAGGAGAAACCATCGAAGACATCCGAGCCGGGGATTTGGACCGTTTTGCGTTCATGGACCCAAACCATGCCGAGGAAAGAGGGCGCGCGTGCAACGCAATTCTTGTTGTTGGAGTCTACAACCGCCCGCCTGCCAAGCGAAGGATCTACCTGCTTGATTGTTGGTCGAAAGCCTCTCAACACGAAGAGTGGCTAGAAGCCGCGCTGGGGAATTCTCCGGGGAAACGTGGCTTGGTTCTGAAGTGGAGATGCCATGTGCTGTTCATCGAATCGGAAGTTGCAGGCCAGTCGGGCTGGAAGTTCGCGATTCGCGAGCGTATGAGAAAGCTTGGACTCGATGCTTCATTCTCGCTTCGGCCGCTCAAGACCGAGCGCAGCGCGAATGCTAAGAAAAACAGGATTGATGCCATGGAGCCGGTGTTTGAAAACGGGCTATTCTGGGTGCCGCGGTTTGGCTGTCAGGAGTGGAAGACTGAATTCAGCCAGTACCCTAACGGAGCAACGATGGACCTCATGGATTTAACTGGATATATACCACAGTGCCTCAGTGCAGGCAGTCGTCTACAAACTCGAGATTGGGTCAAAGAAGAACTACAGCGATCAAAACAGGCGCTCATGAACGTAGGCGTGGCTGGCTATTAAAAAATGCGAATTCTCCGTAACTGCGATTCGCGCCCTCTCGGTATGCTTTGATAGCTTCTTCTTTGGAATCGTAGCGACCTAGATTCTTCATCTTTCCATTGAATCGGCAGTAAGCCATCCATTTTCCTCGAGACTTATCCCAATGAACTCCGGGGTGGCCGCTGGTGTTATTTCGAGCGATGCTACGGTTCACATTGTTTTGCCAATCGGCGCAGACTCTCAAATTCGCTCGTCGATTGTCCAATGTGTCGTGATTCCAGTGGTCTACGATACGATCATCCTCGACGCCACAGATAAACCGAGCCATATATATGAACGTTCGGTCTTTTCCGTGGCGAACGGCGTAGAAGCTTTTCGTTGCCGAGTTCCACCACGCATACCAATTCCACTGATTCAGCCATTCATAGTCACTGGCATCAACTAGTGTGTTTTGGTTTTGGCTTAACGGAATGATCTTGTACGATGGGTCGGGCGGCTGGGAAACGTCGTGTCGGTGTACACGATATCTGGTCATGATGCTCCTGTGACAGCAGGAAAGTCGTGCTAGACTCAGCCGCATAATACCATGCCAATACCTGCCGAACTCCCACTCACGAAGCACTTTTCAAGCGAAAGAATCATCGGCATCGAGAAGTACGCGAGTGAGCGTCTTGAGTCTCTCGTGCGAGGGCTGAGAGATTTAAGAACAGACAAGATCAAGCGATTCAGAAAGATTTACGATGGCACGCCTCGCGAGAAAACCAAGTCGTTTCCCTGGCAGAACGCCTCGAACCTCGTCATCCAGCTTGTAGGCTCGTTCTCCGATCAGTTAGTCGCCAAGATTGTGATGTCGGAATTCGGCGTCGACCCATTCTGGCCGGCTGAACTGGTAGGCGAGTTCGAGCGCGACTTCCATGCCGAAGAGATGCGCTCTGCGGTTCAGGAAATGATGGAAGTTCAGGCGCTAGAACCTAAGCTGCTCAATCTCCTGCCCAAGTACACAATCTGGACGCGGACATTCGTGAAGTATGGCTTTGGCGCAATCAAGGCCATGCCAGAGAAAACCATCGAGCAAGTCGCGATGGTCGAGGATCAAGGCCGGGTGTTGTTCGAGGATTACGTCAAGCACGAAGGGCCAATCTGTCTCCCCATCATGTTTGAAGACTTCCTCATGCCTGCGACCACGATTGAACTGGAGCGAGCGCCATTCATCGCTCAACGAGCCCGGTTGCAGCGGTTTCAGGTTGAGCAGTTCCGTTGGGACAAGACTTTCAATCGTGGGGTCATCACGGAAATTCTGAAGCGGCCGACACGGACGGGCCCCTCTGACACGCAGCGTGACATCGAGAATGAGTCAGGAGCGCGAACCGATAGCGGCTCGACTGAGGAAGAGTGGGACTTCTACGAGATGCACTTCCCTTATCAGGTTTTGGGGAAGCGGTTCCAGCTCATCCTGACCGGCTGTGCGGACGACATGGGCACGGATCTCCGAGTCGCCAAGTCGGTGTTCAACTGGCTTCCGGACAATGCCCTGCCCTACATCGGAGCTCGGCTTGGCAACGATGGAGAGAGAGCGTATGGCAAAGGCTTTTGTGAAATGCTCCGCGATTACCAAGAAGAAATATCCGCTATTCACAATCGCCGCGGCGATGCTTCGACGGCAGCCAATACCAACATTTTCCGTTTCTCTCCGGGACAGCAACTCGATGCGCAATTTTCGATCTATCCTATGGCTGGGATCACAGCGGAGAAGGATGGTTTTGAGGTTGTGCCTCTTGGACGCACGGCGAATGAAACCATTAAAGACGAGCAACTAGTTCTGCAGGAAGCGCAGGATCGCGCCGGGGTAGGGCCGTCCAGTTCTGGTCAGGGTGCCGGGACGGTAAACAAAAAGGGCGCCTACTCGGCTATGGGAACGTTCGCCGTAATGCAGGAAGGCAACACACGCGCGAACCTGAATGTGACCGAATTCCGCCAGTCGCACTATAGCCTCGGCAGTCTGGTGCTGGCCTATCACGCGCACTTTGGTATCCCGGAGAAAGACAAGAAAGCCTACGGAAAGCAGGCGCAGTGGCTGGACAAGGCCTTGGATCTGGTGAAGCAAGGCCGACTCATCATTCCAATCCGTGCTGCGACGGGCTCGGTCAACAAGGAAATCGAGAAGCAAAACTTGATGCTCCTGCTCAATAACTGGCGCGCGCATGGGCAGATGGTTTCCCAACTCTTGCAACAAGCCTCGAATCCGATGGCTCCGCCCCAGTTGCAGGATTATCTTGGGCAATTGATTCTCGGTGGAAACCTGCTGATGACCAAGATTTGCAAGGACTTTGGCATCTCCGATCCAAGCTTCATGATTCCTGAGCCGATGGGGATTCAGGAAAAGGCGGATGCGTTCAAGAAGCAGGTCGATCAGGCCAAGGCGTTGCAGGCACAGCAAGAGCAGCGGAAATTAGGGCAAGGTGGACAGCCTCCGGGAGTGCAAATGCCGCAAGTTCAGGCCGAGGGGGCGCCGGGGGCGGGATCAGGGGAGCCGCAAATCCAATGAAGCCAGAGAAGCCTATCGCAAACGTTGTCGACGACATTCGAATTAAAAGCTGGAACGATGTAGTAGCTCCGCGCGCCGAATCGTTACTTTCGTACCTGCGACAAGACATTTATCAGAAAGGGATTGTTGCCTACCTGCACAGCATGGAAACGCTGGGCGAGAAAAAGCTTCTTACGGGCTGTAAGACGGAACGCGAAGATAACTTCATGCGCGGATACTTGGTCGCGCTAAAAGAGTTTATTTCGATGGCCGACCAGATCGAGCAATACGTTGAAGCGAAGAAGAATCCGCCTGCAGTGCCAGGGGAGTACACGGCATAGTCACTTCGGATCCCAAACTCTGGTCTTGTCCGAACGCCGAAGTTTTTCCTTCAACGCTTCCATGATCCACTCCTTCATGGTGCGGTCTTCTGAGACTGCCTGAAGCTTCACTTGGCGGACTAATTCCTTCGGAACATCTTCGACAAGGAGGGATTTCATGGCGAAAATATACCATATGGGCCTTAGGCGAGATTGACGCTGAAAAGAAACGACCTTAACTTCGGCGCATATGCCGATGTTTCCGAAGGCAGAAGACATTCTGGGGATGAGCCAGGATGACTTCAAGAAGAAGCTCGAAGGTTCGGCTTCCAAGGCGGACCTCGACGCCCTTAAAGGCGAAATTAGCCAGCAATTCACCAGTTCCGTAGAACTACTTAAAGCGGAACTTCAGAAGTTAGGACAGAAACCTCCGGAGCCCGTGGTCGAGACTGACCCGGAAGATCCCACGACCGCCGTCCTGACCGATCCGGCTGGCTTCATTGACCGCCGCACGCAACCCTTGGTCAACGCGCAACTCCAGTCCAATGCGCAGATTCAGGAGATGCGCGCGCGACAAGACCCGCGCTTCTCGCGCATCTTCGCGAAATACGGTCCTGAACTCGTGGCGATTGCCGACAAGATGGACATGAAGGGCCGCGGCACTCCCGGCTTCTGGGAGTGGCATATCAAGACTTTCTTGGGCGACAAGTACGTTAAAGGTGATCTCCAGGGTGAAAGCTATCCGTCGCTCATCGGCACCTCCTCAGTAGGGCCGGAAGCAGGTGGGGACGGTGACGATCCAAACAAAGGGATGAATCCCCAAGTCGCGGCATGGCTGAAAGAACGCGGCGTTCCTCTAGACAAAGCGGCCAAGATCAACAACATGATGAACCGCGACGGCGATCCGATCTCGCTACAAAACTACAAGGCTGGCAATGCCTAACGAGAAGCCCGGAAGCTCTCCGCAGAATCCCGTCTCGGTCGACCAACTTCTTCGCGAAGCCAATGTACCGACTGTAAAAACCGCTCCTCCGGCTACCCCTGACAAGCCCTCTGCCCCAATCCCGCAGGGGGCTATGTTTCGCGACAAGAGCGGCAAGATGATGTACCGCTACGAGCTTGACGGGAAAGTCATCGTTCTGCCCAAGCCTTACGAGCAGATGTCGGAGCAGGATTACTACAACCTGCCTGTTACGCTCTACGACCAGCTTCCCGGCCGCATCCCGCAGAATCTGACTGTAACTTTCAAGGATCCGCAGTGGGGTGGACACTGGTTCAACAAGAGCGCGAAGGACGCGCGCCGCATCGCCGAAGCCCGCTCACTCGGATTCGTTCCGGCCAAGCTCAGCGACCTCCAGAACTACCACATCGAATTGACCGATCAGGATGGCGCCGTAGAGCAAGGTGACTTGGTGTTGATGAAGTGTCACAAGGCTCTGCTGTACCTCCGCTACAAAGAGTCGATGGATAAGGCCAAACGATCAGGCGGGGTTGAGCACTTCAAGAGCGAAGCCAACACGAAACTGAGTCCCGCGAACATCGACAAAGACCCGTATTACGTGGCAGAGCAAGCCAAGCAGGAATTTCAAGGAGTCGGACCCGTGTTTACTGCCGGCGACGGCGGGGTTCTGAATCCATCTCAGGGGAGATAAGACATGGCGGCGAATCTTTCGACTCACCTTCCAATCGTTCCTGTATCCACGATTTCTGGCAATCAGGAGCACATTTTCAACTATCTGGAAGGTGCCAGCCAAACATTCAACAATGGCACACCGGTCGTAATTTCCTCCGGCGCCGTGATCGCCTCCACGTCGCCACTGTCAACTACGAACGTGACGGCCGGAATCGCAGCCTATCCGGGACACAATCTCTCGAGCGCAGGCAAGGGCGCCTCCCCCATCTTCGGCTCGATTGGGTTCCCTGGCGGTGCGCCGACGACGGGCTCGGTTCCAAACCAAACCAGCGCCGTAAACCTGCCGCATGGCTCGCCTTATGTCGATGGCTTGATGCTCGTATGGCAGTCGGTCCTCGACACGATCTTTGAAGTTCAGGTTGACAACTCGACCGGCGCGAGCTTCACCGCATCGACCTCGGACATCGGTAAGTACATCGCTCTGGTGACCGACGCGAATAGCTGGTGGTACGCCGATCGCAACACGATTGCGACCACGCCGGGTACGCTGCCCTGCCGGATTCTGTCATTGAACCCGCAGGATCTGGCGAGCGGCTCGACCACGACGCAGGTTGCCAACGGGCGGTATCGGATTCAGTTCTTGGCGGCAGCAAGTCAGGTTTAAAAGATAAAATACAGTGACTACGTTAAGTCCTGTGTTTTGAGGTGCTTGCGTGACTATGGTGCGGAATCAATTCTTCCAGGCAATGAGCATCGACGTTGCCCATAACTTTATAGAATTTCTTGACCTGCGTCAGCGAAGTGTCCAGTTTCGCTCGATCTTCAACGTGCACCCCTCGAAGAAGGCTTACGAGGATGCCGTGCACTACTCCGGCTTTGCACCTGCGCAGCCGAAGAACGAAGGCGAAAGCATCGTCTATGACTTCTTGATCCAGGGCGGCACGCGGCGCTATGTCCATCAAACCTACGGCCTCGGCGTTCGCATGTCGTATGAGCTCATGCAGGACGATCAGACCGGGATGATGGAGCAGAGTCCCAAAGGTTTGGTGCAGTCGCACATCTTCGCCCAGGAGCAGACCGCAGGGAACGTTTTCAACCTCGGCTTCTCGAGTACAGGAACGATTGTCGATGACGGCGTGAGCCTGTTCAACAATCAGCATCCACTGCTCGGCGGGATTCAGGCAACGAATGTCGCGCCAGGGGCGGGGTCATTCTCAACCGCTGCCGGAACGTATCCCAATCGCCCGCAAGTTGATGCCGATTTGAGCTTCACGGCCCTGCAATACGCGACCATGACGTTCCAGCGAATGCCGAATGCCCGCGGGCTCGTGGTCGCCGTCAGGCCAAAGCACCTCCGGATCCCGCCAGAAATCGAGTTCATTGCCATCGAACTTCTCGGGTCCGCAGGCAAGCCGTACACCTCCGACAACGAGACAAACGCTCTGCTCGCGACGGGCCTGAGCTACGAAGTGAACACCTATTTCACTTCCGCCTCAGCATGGTTCCTCACCGGCAACAAGGATGAGCACCGTTTGATGTACTACGAGCGGCAACCGATCTACGGCGATTACGACCGCGACTTCGATCAGCAAGCGCTGAAGTTCTTGGCGATCGCGCGATACTCGGCTGGCGCGGATACGTGGATCAACACCTTTGGGAGCCTTGGACCGTAATGGCGAAAAAGAAGGCGAGTTCTCCGAAGAGTAAGACTCGCGATGAGATTCGTTCATTGCGCAAAAGCGGCGTTCCGGATACGCCTCCGGATCGCTGGATGAACGACCCCAAAGTGGCGAAAAGGACACGCGGAGCAGCGTAAATGTGGGCCGCCAAAAAGATCGAGTCGGGAGCTTGGTTCTACTGCCAGCGCTCGGGGATTCGCATGAACCTCGACGACGCCTACTGGGAGCAGGGCCGGCTCATCTCTCCCGAGTTCTCTGACATTCAGGCCGGAGGGGCGTTTGGACTGCTTGGCTCGCGCGAAGCGGACATCGCACGCCGGGTGAAGCAGAACATCTCCGACTTGCAACCGCATCCGAAGCTGAGCACGCCAAATCAACCTGACGAAGATGTCTATTTCTCGTAAGATTGCAGCATGAAAATTATCCCTCTCACTCGCGGGCTCCAAACGCTGGTAGACGATGAGGATTTCGACCAACTCAATAAGCACAAGTGGTATGCGCAGCGCTGTAAATCAGGTGACAACGTTAGGTTTTATGCGGCTCGCCGGGATGTAGTCACAAGAAAGATCGTTCTGATGCACAGGCAACTTCTCGGCTTAGAAAAACGCAGCGACCACGGCGACCACAAGAACGGTGACTCGCTGAATAACCAGCGATACAATCTTCGGCCCGCAACTCATCGACAGAATCTTTGCAACACCGGCAAGCGCAACCAAGCCACCACGTCCAAGCATAAAGGCGTTAGCTTCTACAGGAACACTGGCGAGTGGGAAAGCTATGTGTGGGTCGATGGGAAGAAGCGGCGCCAAGGATATTTCGAGACTGAGCACGAAGCGGCTTTGGGCTACAACTTCGCCGCATTGCATCACTACGGCGAGTTCGCAGTGCTAAACGAGGTTCATGTCTGATGCCACTCGTAAAAGGACAACCCGGAGCCCGAATCAGCGAGAAGGACCCCGTTTGCTCGGTTAAGTCTACCGCCGACCTTGAGGACGCGAATTACTCCGGGCACGAGCCCAGAAACACGGCGGCCATGAAGCATTTCGAGAACACGCGACATATTCTCCTGAATCACTGCGAGGACAAGGATCACCGCATCCCGCAGCAGGGAGAAGATCCAAGGCCGATTCCTCCCGACCAGCATTCCGGGAAGCGTGGGCCAGTTTGGACAACTGAACAGAAGAAATAGCCTCAACTAACCCATGTGCCGGGTGAGCATGTATCGCCCCGGTGGGAGGTAAAAGATGTCGCGCACGCAATCGGTCCAGCATTACGATACTGCCTTTCCTGATGGAATCCTGACCTTCGGCATCACCGACATGGTGATCGCCACGGGCACTGGCACGGGGGCTTATACGCGCCTCGCCTCGGGCTCGTGGTCGCTCAACGTTTCGACCACAACTGCAAGCCAGATCGCCATCCCGATCTCCGGAATCTTGCGGAAGTATGGGATGCAGGACTTCGTGCAGGAAGCTTTTGGGAACTCCATTCCCAGAGGTTCGCATGGTCAGCCGGTGGGCTGGCCGAATACGCTCTCTACGGCTAACTCCCTTGCAGGGAACGCAATCAACGTTGCCGTCAAGTCCAGCGTGAATTTCTCGGTAGGCCAAGCCTGCCTTGTGGACACGGTAGCCTCGACCGTCCAAGAGACGGCTGTTATCAGCGCGATTCCCGATGCAACGCATATCACGTTCTTCAGTCTCGCGAATGCACATACAGCGCCGGTTCCAATTGCTGCGAACGTCTTTACAACTCCTGCAAGCGTGACGGGGATTCCGCCCTTTACCGGAATCACGGAATTGACTCCGGTGACCGCGGTTCGTCCCAAGGGAATTCTCATCAAGCAGATCACGCCGCGGTATGTCATCAACACGGCGAATGCGGCGACGAACACGATTGGGATTACCGAGACGGTCTACGCACAAGGCGCGTCTCCGACGGCCACGGTGAACACGATCCTGACGAACGCGGCGAACGGGCTGGTGACGGCTTTCAGTGCGAACGTGAACGTGACGCCGATTCCGATTCCGGTCGCGAATCAGAAGTGGTTCATGAATCGCAACTCGGACATCATCATCGAGTGGGACATCACCAACGGCAGCACGGGAACGGTGGATCTGCTGGGCATAGAGGTGGACGTTAGTTTTAATTTGGGCTGACATATGGCACGGCGCGGGCATCCATCAACGGCGCATGAGTACCGAGCAGACGGCTCCTGTATTCATTGCGGGATGTATCGTGTGAATGTCGAAGCCATGAGCCATGTCTGCACCCCGGAGCGCGAAGCCGAGCAGGACGCGAAAGAGAAGGCGGAGCAGGACGATAAGGAATAAATTTTATTCCATAGCAAAATATCAGCATTAACGATATGTTTGCTAAATGAGACAAGTTCTTGAGAGATATGCCGGATACAGTGTCGAGGCAACGAATCGTCGGAGGATGTCCGCTCGAGACCGGGCAATTCGATTGCGCACCCAAAACCCGGAGAAATATAGGGAGCAATCGGAAAAATCCAAGATTCGACTCAAGAAGTGGCGCGAAGACAATCCTGAAAAATACCGTGAGCAAGCAGCGAAGTATCGCCAGAAAAATCGTGAACGCCTGCGTGCCCAAAAGAGGAGATGGGAATTCCTCAATCCGGACAAAGGTGCAACAGCATCTCGGTATCGCCATGAGTTCGGATTTACTCTTGATGACTGGAATCAGGAATGGGAAAGACAGGGCAAACGTTGTGCTATCTGTAAACGGACACAGCACACCAAGAAAAGGTTTCATCTTGACCACTGTCATAAAACAAATGCGATTCGCGGAATCCTTTGTCCCCGCTGTAATCGCGTTTTGGGTTTGTGTAAGGACGATCCGGACTTGCTGCTAGAGGCGGCTAAGTACCTGAAAAGAGGTGCCTTATTGCTAACGATACCAGCGGCACAGTCTGGAGGATAGATTCTCTTCCGTTCTCCTATGCGTTTCCGGTGAAGATCGTCACGGCTCAATGGACCGATGCGGTAAGTGCCGGGGATCAGGTGGTGATGCAGAATGCCGCGTCGAAGCCCATCATCGACTCACAGGCGAGTTCTCCAAACTTTCAGCAAAACTTCGGCTTTTTGGGATGGCAGAACGGAATCAAGGTCACAACGCTGACTTCAGGCGTACTCCAACTCTCAGTCGGAGGCGGGAAGTGAAATGCAAAGTTCTTCTCATTTTGATGTTGCTGGCTCCGTTCGCGCAGGGCCAGAGCACCTATTTCCGCTTTGTTGCTTCCACCGTCTCTGCTAGTTCCGGCATCAACCTTCAGAATTCCGGCTCGATCTACCAGCAAATCTCTTGGACGAAATCAGGCACGCTGGCGACTTGCCAGGTGCAAGTAGATTCGTCTGCAGATGGGGTGACGTGGAACTCGGGTGACATCGTTGCCTCGCAGGCGTGCACGTCGAACGGGAACGTGAACGCGGTTCATTTCGTGTCGAACTACTCGCGCGTGAATGTGACGGCGATTTCAGGTGGCGGGTCGGTCACTGTAGTTTTCACGGGCTACACGACAAATCCGGTTCCGAGTGGCGGGTCGGTCACGTCCATTGCGACGACCTCTCCAATCACCGGAGGAACGATTACGACGACGGGAACGATCGCTTGCCCAACCTGCAACGCTTTTTCCGCGCTCACCGGTGGGACTAACACTGCGGCAGCCATGGCGGTCGGCACTGGCGCGAGTGAGACGTACAGCGGGACGGGATCAATCAATGCATCGAATAGTCCCTTTCTCTTAACAGCCTTTCCGGTCAGTGTCTACGGTGCCAAGTGCGACGGCTCGACCGATGACACAACCGCGATTCAGGCAGCCGAAACCGCAGCCGAATTAGCTGGCAGTGGCAGCACGGTGATTTTTCCAGCCGCGCAATGTAACTACTCGACCACGTTGACAATTCAGGCGAACGGCATTCATTGGGTAGGACAAGGAGAACGCTCCACAGTCCTGATGGATACGACGGCGGGGAATGATTTCCTCGACATCACCGGTCCCTCATTTGCAACCTCGCTTCTCTTCGGATCGATCCAGGGCATTACGTTCAAACGCAACCTTGCATTCACCGGCGGCCCAAACGGACTGAAGCTCCTCAATGTTCAGTTTTGGACCTTCGAGTCAATTGAAGTGTGGGATTCGGCTAGCTTGATCAATTGTTTAGCTTGTGCCAACAACCTTTTCCACAGAGTCAACGCAATTTCGAACCTCTCTGCGGTCACAAATTCCTTTGATATGCAGACCGGCGATTCCACGATTTTAGAGGATTGTGTGAGTGCTGCCGTGGGCGGGCATGTCATCACCAATGCGCTAAACATCTTTAATTCGGCTGCCGATCTCTGGATTGAGCGTATCAACGTTGCGGCAGGTGGTGGTGATGTGGTCATCACCGGGGCAGCCGGCAATCCTGCCAGCCAGGACGTTCATTTTATCAGTCCAATTCTTGAACCGGCTTCGGCTGCTGCAGCTCTGCAAATTACTTCGACCAACGGAAATAATTGCGGACTGAGCACTCCCTGTCAAATCACGATTGTTGATCCCCACATCGTCAACAGTGCTGGCCCCGATATCGTACTCACCAACGCGCAGGGCGTGAACATCATCGGCGGTGACATCCGTTGCATTGCAGCAACGAATTGCGTTCAGGTTACCGGAGCATCCAGCACGAACGACACCATGAACGGCAACTGGTTTCGCTCGGCATTTGGCGGCGCGAGTCCGACTTCCTTCGTTGATATAAGTTCGGCGGGCAAAAATATCAGTGTTGTCAACAATCAGTTTTTCGGGACTTCCAGCTTTCCGTTTGGCACTGCAATCACGGTCACAGGAACGACGGGCGGAGTTTACAGCAACAATGCCATCGGTGGAAACGGAACGACTGCGGTTAGCTTTGACAACAGTTCATCGTCCAACATCCTGCAAAACAACACCATTGACACCACCAATATCACCACCGCAATCGCTGATGCGAACGGCACCAACACCGGCCCGCCAAGTTTTTTCCTTGACCCAAGCAAATACAGTTGGTTTTTCGACGACTTCATAACGTCCACTTCACTGAACGCAGCTCCCCAGTCGAACGTTGCTCTGAACACTGGCGGGGCTGGAATTAGTTGGACTGGATTTACTACCGGAACCGGAGCCGGCATTGGCAACCTCTCCCCCTCAGACAGCGGCACCAATGGAGTCTTAAAGCTTACATCCGGCAACGTGTCCGGAAATTATGCACTGCTGGTTTACAGCAGCGGCATTAGCGGTTCAACGCTGAATGGGCTGATGACGCCCTTCAGCGGAACCACTTTCGATTACAAAATCCGTGTGGCGCTCGGCAACACTACCAATGTCACTTATTTTTTCGGATTTCAGGATGGGACTGGAATCGGAGAACTATCCGGCAATGTCATAGCAATTGCTTTCGATACGACGCAATCGGACACAACGTTTACCGCAGTGTGCCGCAAGGCCAGCACCTCGACGCGGACAACCATCACGGGTGCAACATTAGACACGAACTATCACGATCTTCGCATCCACTCAAACACGGCTGGCACGGTCTTGTTCTCGGTCGATGGTGGAGCGGAGATTTCCATCGCGACCAACGTGCCCACAGTAAGTCTCTCCCCTTATGTCACCGACGTCACCCGACAATCGGCAGCAACGACACTCAAGATCGATTATTTTCAAGGGTGGGTTGCAATCTCGCGATGAGACCTATCCCATGAAAAAACTGCTGCTGCTGCTCGTCGTGTCCCAGGCTTTTCTGTGTGCGTTATGCCAAACAAGCAATATCACCGCGACGATTACTGACCCGGATGCGCAAACGTGGAACAATGGGACGTACACCATCAACTTCGTACCGACGCCGGGAGTTCCGGGACCGTACACATGGAACGGCGGGCAAGGTTTTACTAAGCAGTATCACGGATCATTTAGTAACGTAGGCGCCCTAACCGTTTCTCTGCCCTCGTCAAATTTTATTGCTCCTTCCGGGTCGCAGTGGCGCTTTACGCTCTGCCCGAATGCTTCATTTCAATGTGTGGATGTGGTGCTTGGAGTCACGGGGGGTAGCCCGAATTTATCTACGGCTCTATCCTCTCCGCTTCCCGCTATCCGCTTTGGTGCCGGCCCTTCCTCGTTTGGCTATCTTGACGTGGAAGTAGGAACTCCCGCGGCTCCGCTCATTCCAGGAGCATTTTATTGGAACGTTTCCAATTTAGTGTCGCGGCAATGGAATGGAACGATCTGGCAAAACTTTAGTGGCGGCGGAGGCGGCAGTCCTGGCGGAGTAAACACTCAACTCCAATTCAACAATCTCGGAAACTTCGGCGGAATCCCAAACTTATCCGTTCCAGGATTTTTAGTAGGAAACGGGACCAGTACCACGCCAAGTTTCCAAAGCAATCCGATCTATGATCTGCGCAACTATGCTTGCGCTCAGGACGGATCCACGGATGACACGGCTTGTATTACGCATGTTCTTAGTACCATTGGGGCTAATCCGGCGACAATCCTGTTTACGGGACCGACTTCTCAAGAATCCATAATTTACCCTCCGAATGTGAAGGTGAAGTTTGAACTAGGCGGACAACTAAAGCCTATTACCTCCACGACTCCTCTAGGGGGAGCGGGCTTCGTACAGGGTACTGGTGCCTCTAATGTCAATACCCTGACTTCTTCCTGTTCTGTAACTCTGACGGGAATCACCGCAGGAAACGCGCTGATTTTTTTAGAGACGCATCGCTTCACCGGGGCCACTATTCCTTTCGGATCAGTCACGGATACACAAGGCGCCGGGTATCTACAACTAACCCAGCAAGGATATAACCTGCCTGCCGTCAACAGTGCATGGGGCCGAGCTAACGTTGCTGGTGGCTCGGTTACGGCGACGATTACCTACAAGGACAATCTAGGGAATCCAAAGAGTGTGGCGAATGGCTGCATCCTCTGGGAAATTTCCGGGATGGGGCCTGTCATCGCCGCAGAGACGGGAGGATCGGGAGCCGAAACTGGGGCTGGTTCGACCACGATGACCGCTCTAGGCCAGTTCGGTTCTCCTCCTTCGATCCCAACCACTACCGGATCGTTGGTGATCGGATTCGGAGGCCAGCAATTTCTGAATGAGGCGTCTTGTATTCCAGGGAGCGGCTATACCCAACCAGCTGGATCAGCCGGGTATATAAGTGGAGGTAGTCAGCCGGTTACGGGTTGGGGTTTCAATCTGTGCGCGACCTACAAATTAGCCTCTCCGGGAGGGAACCAAAATCCTACGCAGACGATTCCCGTAGACCCGCTTCCGCTTGGATCGCCTTGGAGCTATACCGCGCTGTCGGTGATTCCTTCCTCGGCAGTCATTGACGTACAAGGTCCGGTGGATGCTCCCGCGCAGCAGATTTGCACGAATTGTCTGGCTGGACAAGGGACGCTGGACTTCACCGGCAATACTATCGTCGATAAAGTGTTCCCGGAATGGTGGGGGGCCGCATCCTCTGCCGCGCCAGCGACGAACACGCCAGCGCTACAAGCTGCAATCATTGGAGCCTATGGATCAAATCGTATCAATGGATCGCAGGCTAACGTATATAACCGGGAACTCCACTTGTCTGGCCTCTACAACATCAACGGAACGCTATCCGCCAATCACATGAACGGGTTCAACTGGACCTGTTCTCAGCGTTTCGGGTGTGGCTTAAATCAGACGGCTACAAATACTTCGATACTGACAACCACGACAGGCGGCACCTACGGAAACTTCGATAACATGATCTGGTCTACGACCGCCAGCCAAAACATTAGCAGCCCGTTAGTCAGCTTAAATTACACCGGCTCCCCTGGGCCTGATCTTGCCACTCAGTTAATACACTTTAATCGCAACACCTTTAACGGAAATGGGGTTGCCACAGTAGGCTTAGAAATCGCAGCGGCGGGGGGTGGCGCACAGGGTTCCAGCATCCTAAATACGAACAACGAGTTCGAGAACTTTACCGAAGCGGCTTACATGGTCGGTGCCGGATCGAATTGCGTGGCATCCACGCTTGCCACCAATGCAATTTCCATTACCGTAGACACCAGCGACTTTCAGGGCAACCCGGCTTACGCTTTCGAGAACTTCGGCGGCGGGCAGATTAAATTCGATAACGATAGCTTCGAGGACGGATTTGGAACGTCCACTCAGCAAGGGGTACAAACCGGGTACGATATTTGTGGACAGACCGGCGCGGCTGGCGAGTATGTCATCGTAGAAGACTCACGAACGGAGAGCAGATATTTCCTGAGTGGAGGCCCTTACGTTGTGCGTAATAGTTTCGGCTTAGATCAATGGTTCCATCTCTCGCCTGGCGTTACTCCGGGCGTGGGTGCTGGAATCGAGGGGTCTTTTGCTGGAGGCGACGGCGTAGGTTACAACATCACGACCAGCGGTGTCTGGACCGGAGCAGGTACGGAGCAGTCTCCGATCATTGCTACCAGCGGCAATGCAACCACTCTGACCAATACGAACCAGTCGATAGCTGGAGCTAATACGATTGGCACCTTCGTTAAACTGGAAACGGTGACGCAAGCTACTACCGGCTCTACCGGCACACTGTTGAATGTTCCTGTCTCGATTGGCACTGTGACCGGTTCGGTCACTTCGGGCACGATTGGAGTTGGCGACACGGTTACCCAAGCGACTACCAGTGTGGCCTGTAAGGTAGTGGCTCCGGCTCCAACCGGAACCGGTAACCTTTTGGTTCAGGCTTGTAGCGGCACAGCCGACTCAAGTCATGTGTGGACGGATGGGACCACAAGCGGCACATACACTCCTTCCGCGGCGCCGGCTTTCTCGGTGGCTTCGCCAGTGATGGTAATTACGGCGGCAACAGGCTCGCCGGATGCGACTCATAATTGGACGGGCGGAACCAGTGCAGCGGTTCTGGTACCCAGCGGAGCCCCGACCGCGACGGCGAATTACACCTCGAACCAGTGGGCCGGATATCAGGCTACGATCACTGCCGGAACGGGCGCGAATCAGTACTGCGTCATCACTTCCAACACGGCAACCGTGCTTACCTGCTCCGGAGGCTGGACGACTCGCTACCCGGCAGTGGTCACGCCGACGAACACGCTGGATAATACTTCTACCTATATCGTCGAACCGAATTGGGGCACACAAACCACGAATGGCAGTGCTATATGGGCAGCGGATAATAAGCCTGTTGGAACCCTAAGCTTTGCGGATGGGTTTTTTGTCGCCGGCTTGAAGGTGACTTTAAATCCCTATAGCGTCGTGCATGGTCTTCAAGTTACGCGCTCAGATTGGGCGAATTTTGGTGGGGCCCCTGCCGACAATACTTGGATTTATGACGGTCTTGATGGCATTCTGGCAGCATCTGCTTCGGGTACTGGCGCGGGCGTAGTAAACACGAACCTAGTGCGTAATTGGGGATTTAGTCGTACTTCGATTACCGGCATAAAATCACCCAGCCAGCGCTTTCAAGGGACTCTACCCATTTGCTGGGCCTCCGGACTGGTTGGAGGCGGGACATCCACTTCTGATGTTTGTACCGGCGTTGATCCTAACGTGGCGGCAGGCACCAAGAAGGGCCGCTGGTACATAGAAAACAACTCCTCGGGCTCGCCGTTCTTTTGGTATTTCAACTTTGACGGCTCGACGACCGCGCCTGGCCCGATCACGGCTACGGACTTTGAAGGGACCATCGGGACTACCAACGCAAGCACGGGCACGTTCATCAATTTGGTGACGTTCGGCAAGAACGGTTCTACAGCAAATGCGAAAGCCCAGGTCTGTGAGAACACTCCCGGTTCGACCACGCTCAACACCGGAGGTACGACTACCGATACGGGCTTGAATTGTCTGCCTGCTAATTCAGTGATTGATGCCGTGGTCTATCGAATCACGACAACGGTTACGACTGCATCGAACTTCACGATCGGCGATGCTTCCACGGCGAATCGCTTTTGCACGACACAGAGCACGCTGGTATCTGGCACCACGGGGACTTGCTTGGCGCAGTCAGGAACTTCCGCGCAGGTGCAAGGCGCGGCCGCGAAGATACGAATTACGACAGACGTAAATCCGGGGGCGGGTGGGATTGAACTGATCGTCTATTACCATACGTTTACTCCCCCCACGAGCTGATGAATGGCGATTCAGGCCAAGACCGACCTCGAAGTTATCTATGTCCCGACCGCGGGACTCGATTACTCGAAGCCTTACAACACGCTGGATCAGAACGCTCTGGCGCCGGGAACGGTCAACACGCAGTCGATTAACGGCTTCCTGACTTCCAGCCCGTGGATCTCCAACCCGCCTTACTTGACCACGCTTGCTCCCGGAGAAGTAGTCGTCGGGCAATGCGAGTATTCCTTTGGCGCGGCGGCCTTTGGGACTCCTGGGTATGGCGGGGCAACTCAAGTTCTCGTTGTCACGAACATAGCCGTCTACACTTCGCAATTGGGGGCGGCCGGAGGAACACCCTTGGCGCGCGGCACTCTCAATCTGGTGCATACGTGGATCAACCCTGGCGAATTTCAGCCCTTGTCCTATTTCAACGGGGGCACCATCGCGTTTGTGGAAATCAACAATGTGGCCGCAGGTGGTGGAACCAACGGAGCAACGATCTTCTTCACCGGGCCGATGCTGAATGGAGTCTTTTCCTACAGTTTCGCGGCTGGATTCCAAACGGCGACCACGTATGTGACCGGCTCATGGATGATCGAACTTGGCGGGCGTCTGGTCATTGGAGAGGCGCGATTCCCTACCGGGGGCGGACCTGTCGGCAATCTCGTGAGTCCCACAATCGCATGGTCGGGGGTGGGTGCTTACAGCGGCACGGGCGCGACGGATCCTTGGAATCCGGCGAACTTCTCCACTCTCGCTGGAAACATCGGCGGGTTCAACTTGCTCGCAGACCAGCCCGACCAGATTACCGGCTTGTATGCGCAAGGTAGGAGCGCGGGGATCTTCCGGCAGAATGGCTTGTCGCAGATGGATCCGGGGCCTTCCGGTATCGACCCGTTTCTTTTCTACCATCTGTGGTCATCGCAATTCGGGCAGGGAGCTTGGGCTAACACCGCACAGCAGTACGGGGAATTTGGCATCTTCCTTGCCAATGACAACGTGTACGAAATGTCCCTGCAAAGTGGACTGACCAACATTGGCGATAAGATCATCGCGGACATAAACTTTCAGAGAAAGAGGCTCGAGGTTCAAGGCGGGACTTCGCAGGTCATCAACAATCCCGGAGTCTGGGCAATCAATTACTGGTACTTCGCCAGCATCGTGACCATTGCGGGAGAATTGCACTATCTGCTTGTTTTCAACGGTCAAACGGAACCCTTGCCTTCGACGACCACGCAATATGTCTGCCGCGTCTACGACCTCAACCTGAAAGAGCAGGCATGGCATGTGTGGGATTTCTCGAAGTACATCTCCCAAGCCGGCGCCGCCGTGGGATTCAATACACTCACCACGCCGATCACCTTTGCCAGTGACTCATTCAATGTGACAGATGGGTCGGCGGTCAACGTCCTACTCCAGTTGCGCTACTTCTTGTTTGGTGCCATCACCTCCACGGGGCCAACTTCAGGACAACTATTTCAGTTGGTTCCGGTGGACTACGACGCAAACACGAATTTGCTGAACAACTACCTGAGCAACGTCTTTGCGGCCATCTACATGCCAGTCCCACTCATCAAGTTCCGTGGCGAAGTCGTTCAGTTGGGCCACCTTGTCAACATGAGACGCTTGCGGATCCAGTCCCAAAATGCGCCATTCCCAACTGTGATTGCGGGGTACCAGGGGCAAGCGACCGTATCCCTGACGGGGCCAACCAACGGTACGCAGACCTCTCAGGCGATCAACATGAATCCGGGAACCCTCATGCAGACCAGTTACGGCGACGTGCGGCTGGCCGATGAGATGATTCAGGCTTCCATCGCTCCGGTCCTCACCGGGGGAAATCCGTGGAAGAATCTGCCACTGCTCAGAATCTCGACCGTCTCGGTAGTGGCGGCTGACACGAAGGGCGCCACAGGGTAAAGGGTGTCCAAAAATGGACGGATTCAAGAAAATCCCGATTGAGCCGACGCGACACTCTCGGTCGCTCGTAGAAACCATCAAGGCAGTGCAGCAGAGCCATCCGGAGGCGCGAGAAGTGGTCGAGAAGGGTCAATGGGTCATCCGGGACGGCGAGGCGATTCTGGGCGGTCCTAGCCCCACGCAATGGGGTGCGTGGATGGAGGCGTCCTATGGGACAAGTCGTACCGAGTGAGCAACCGGGACAACTCCAGAACGAGCGCGAATTCAAGCTTAGGGTGTTCAACCTTTTTAGCGAGTTCAACAAAGGTATCGACCTGGGCGTCTCGACGCAGACCAACACCAACCCCGGATCCAACACATACACCGGCAATCTGAACGGCCAGTGGATTAACGTGACGGCGCCGACAGGAGCGAACACGGAGTTTTCCGTTACACACTCACTCACGAATGGACAAGGGCAGGCCAAAATCCCGAGTTTCTACTGGTTCATTTCAGATCGGGCCTGCCGGGTTTATCAGCTCCCAAACACCGGAACGGCGTGGACGACGACGAATGTTTATCTGAAATGCGACACAGCTTCTGCGGTTTTACGAATCTTTGTGATATGAAGGACTTGCATGTCTTACACAGTTGGAGACGCCGTAACCGGACTGCCGCCTAAGTTCGACAACCGGACAGACCTGGGCGTCACCGCGGACGGCTCCATCGGCGTCGTCGCCGTGACAGACGCGATCGACCAACTTACCGAGACATTCGAGTTTGAAGAGTTGAAGTACCAGACTCCGGTTCCCCCAGCGGCTACGCTTTCCCTCGTGCAGGGCAATCCGGTTGTGACGATTGCATCGCTGCAGGCAACCATCGCGGGCAATACGAACTTTCCGCAGTTCCAGCCCATTGCCGCGGAGTTCGTCGACATCACCGATGTCTACACGTTCTGGATGTGGTTTGCTCCGGGGATTTCAGGCGCGGGGCGCGCGCTCGAGTATCGCCGCGTCACAACCATCGACCTCTACTCCTACGGCGTCACGTCGAATCAGGCAGGGCAACTTGGACAGGCTCCTCCGGTCTACTACACGCGCTTTGGCTCAGTCTTGCAGGTTGGGCCGGTTCCGGATCAGGCATATCAGTTCTTCGTGCGCGTCAAATTGAGACACCCGTTTCCCGCCAGTTCGGTAGCAAATCAGGTAGTTTTTACGCCGAGTTCGTGGAAACAGGCTGTCCAGTATCTTGCCTGCTACAACTTGGCACTCGGGGAAGGCGCGGAGACGTACATCGAGATGTTCAAGAATCGGCTATTGGCTCTCGGCGTGGATGTGTCTGTCCTGGCGTTGCGATCCCAAATGCAAAGGGACGAAATGCACAACTCTCGCCAAATGTCTTTGCGCACAGCAAGTTACACGTATTCGAGGTGATTCATGGCATCGCCAGCAATCAATCCGACCGGGCTCTCTGACGGCATGGCAACGACGAATTGGGCGGCAATGCCAACGGGTGGCCCTGGCAACTACAATTTCGGCAATGCGACGAATCCAAATCCTCCTGGGCCAGCCATGCCGGGAGTGAAGCCGCAAGCATGGGGGATGACTCCGGGAGGCTCGACGGGGGCACCAGCCATGCCGGGAGGTGGGGCGGCTCCGGGAGGATCGACAGGGAACCCGATTGGCACCGTACCGGGAGCACCGCCAGCACCGACTACGGGGGCGAGTCCGCTTGGACCGGGAGGAGCGGCTCCGGGAATCGCTGGGTTCAACACACAAGAGCAGACTGCGCTGCAGAGTTCCCTTGCTGGCACCTTCCACACAGGGTACGGCACCTACTTGGAGCAGCTTCTGAACTCGCAGGGCGGCTACAACTCGCAATTGACTCAACAGAACGTGGATGCCACGATTGCGGCCATGCAGACCAACATCAACAAGGGCTACGGAACCCTTCAAACTGAACTCGGTCAGCAGGGGGTTAGTCCGAACTCTTCGACGGCCGCGCTTGAGAACTCGATGTACATGTCAGACGCGACAACGCAGGAGAATGCGATTGCGGCGCAGGACTACTTCAACATGTGGAATGCGTCTCAAGGCCGGGAGTTTAGTTTGGCGCAGAGCATCGAGGGGCCAATGGCAAGCGAGAAGGCCTCGGAAAGCTGGCAGAACACGCTGGGAGCGATCGGCGGATTCATCGGTGATCTGAGCGGGATCGGTTACAGTTCGTCCTCTGGTGGTGGTTCTTCTGGGTCGAGCAGTTCGAGTTTCAGCCTATGAGCGCACCTGATACTTCACTTCCGCAGCAACCGCAGTCCGCCGTCCCGCAGGTCAACGTCCTGCCTCAGCCGCAGGCTCCGAGCACTTCGGGCATGACGGAAATGAGTCCGGAGTTTTCCCGCCAGCAGCAGGGAAGCAAGTGGTCTGCGCGCGGATTGCCTGCCATTGCCATGTCAATCGTAGGCCAAGTCCAGAAACGGAAGCAGCGGGAAACCGAGCAGGTCATCCAGCAGTTCGTCGGGAACTACAAAGGCATGGAGGAAGCGAAAAGCCAACTCCAGCAGATTCAGCAGCAGAACATGAAGCTGGCGCAAGCGTTTCAGGCCGCGCAGACGCCGGAAGAGAAGCAGCAGATTCAGCAGCAGTTGCAGCAGAGCGTTCAGCAGGTTCGCCAGTTACAGGGTTCGATGGAGACGAACCGACAAAACCTGCGCGAGATGTTCAACGGCAAGAACCAGGAGAAACATTCCAAGATCATCTCCAAAGCCTTCGGGATTGACGACAAGAACGCGGCCACTCCCGAGCGGCAGGCTGCAGTCAAGGTGATTCAGGATCAAATGAAGCTGGATCAGAAGTCGGCCAGCATGATTAGCCGACTCCCGCAGAGACAGCAACTCAGCCCCGAGGCGCGCGCGCAGCAGCAGATGGTGCAGGGCGGGGTCATGGGCAAGCCTGCCACGGGCGGGCAGCAACTGGCCGCATGGAATAAGCAACAGGATCGGGGACAAAAGGGCGAGGCGATGATGAACAAAGTCGGCCTCGACACCGAGAAAATGATCGAGAATCTGCGCAAGGAGAGCGGCCTAGTTCCAGTGCGCGATGCCGCTGGGAAGGTAGTACGAAATCCAGACAATACCATCAAGACTCGAAACTTGACGCCCGAGGAGATGACGACCGAAGAGGTTGCTAAGTATCAAAACGTAAAAGCGCAGCGCGATCAGCGGCTTGCTCAGGCCAAGGCTACGGTTATGCGAGCCGAAGTCGCCAAGATGGGCGAAGAGCGCAAGCGGAAGGAATTGGCGCAAGCCGGACAGCCGGGGGCGATCTCTCTATGGGCCAAGCAAATCAGCGATCCCACCACCGGGATTACATTGGCACAGGTTCCCAGCAAGGCGCGCGGTCTGGTATTGCAAGAATTGGCTCGGCAAGGTCTGAAGGTAGCGAAGCCGCTTACTGGCAAGGAACTGGACAAGATGGACTTGGCGAATAACGCCGTCCAGAATCTTGAAATCATGCAAGGCATCGTTAGGGATCATCCGGAACTTTTCGGGCCGGATGGCTGGATGGGTTCCAAATTCTCCAACGCTCTCGGGCAAGGCATTCCCGAAGCCAAGCGATTCATGGCCGCGAAAAGCCTTGCCAATCTTCCATTGCTCGGCATCCATGGCGTGCGCGGGAAATATCAACTCAAGGACTTGGACGACGAAGATGGCACGCTCTATCAAAGCGCCGAGTCCATGGGTGAGACGCTGGAACAGTTTCATCGGTCTGCATCGGAATTCCGTGATCTGGCTGACCGTCCGGAAGCGATTCGGGGCGGGAGTAGCAAGCAAACGAAGGAATACCATGGCCGTCATTACGAACGAAATAGCCCGTCTGAGCCTTGGCACGTCGTGAAGACTCCATGAGCAATCGCGCAATTGGGTACGCTCCGATCCTAGCCTTCTCGCTTTTTCATTCCGACGTGGGCGATACGCTAGTCTACGATTGGCTGTCTAAGGATTTCACCGATGCGGAAATTGAGACAATAAGCAAACGGATGATAATTATCGCCAAGAACCTGAAGTTGGTCCTTGAAACGGATAAGTCAATTGCGGAAGAGGGGCCCCGCCCACCAATGGATGTGGCGACATTAGAGGGGAAGATACAGAAAATTATCAATGAAAACCCCGAACTCTTAGGCTCTGTTGGTGGGATTGTGAAAATACCATGAGCGGAACTATCCCAATCATCACGTTCTATCTCTTTAAGCATCAAGACGGCGAACTCGTGCTTGTGGATTGCCATGGGCAGCAGGCCAAATTATCTGAAGATACGCTGGCTCAATTGAGAAAGCGCATGAAAACATTCGCCGACCATGCCGAAGAAATCTTCATGGACAATTCAGTGAGTTCCTTGCCTTAATGCCACAACAGGCACAAACCGCGCCTCCCGACACGCTCCCTGCGGACTTTAACTTCGACCAGCAGACTGCTCCCGATACCCTGCCCGCGGATTTCAACTTCGATCAGGGTGTCCAAAAAAAGACAACTCCCGCCGTAAATACAGTCCCTGAGAACATCACGCCTGAGCAGTACATGAAGCTGTCACCGGAAGAGCAGAAGGCGTTTGACGCGTCCATCCGTAAAGAGCGGATGCCGATTCTCAAGAGTGGCTTCGGGGCTCCTGCGGCGTTCGCTGGAACGCTCAAGGCGCCCTTGCAAGTTGCGGCGGCACCCTTTCATCAAACTAAAGTCACCCCCGATGAGCAGAAATACGGATTCAAGCCGGATGCAGGCCCAGTCGGGAGATTTGGGCAGGAGATTGGCCGTCAGATGTTCGTGCCCATGGGGGAGTCGGCGGCATGGTGGAAACAGCAACTCTCCGACCCGAAGTCCCGCGCGACTCTAATCGACAGCATCCTCGAAGTAGGACCGCAGGTATTAGGTCAGACCGTTGGAACGTTGGCAGGCGGCAAGGTTCTCTCGGCGGCTCCGGAAGCCGGCGCAAAGGCTATCAACGCCTCCTACAACCCTGTCGGCGTGAAGACGCGAGGACTGCAAGGCATCAATGAAGCAGTCGCAGCGCATGGCGAGGCGGCGGCTGATCCCGCTCCTATCCGTGAATCACTAAACACGATTAAGACGCTCGCGAATCACGGCCATGGGATGCCGGATGTCGTGAAGAAAATGGTCGCCTATTGGGATGGCATGGACAAGGCAAAAACGGCGCCTGGGCCAGAGGGGGCCATCGAGCAACCGTCCTCGGGGCTGTCGTTCGCTGACTTGAAGAAGTGGCGCGAAGCCCTTGATACCAAGATTGATTGGGACAAGGTAGAGGGCGGAAAGACCGCGCAGATGGATCGCGCCGTGAAGGGCCTGCGACGTGCTGCCGATGTGGAAGAGATCAAGTCTGTCTACAAGAGCGGCGGGGCTTCAGAAGCTTCCAAGTACGTTAAAGCGAAGCAGAACTACTCACGGGCAATGAAGCTCGAGAAGACAGCCGGGACGGTTGGGGGCGTCGTCGCTGGTACGGCGGGCGTTCTGGCTGGTGCGGAGAGCGTTCGCGCAACGGGCTTACCCTATGGCGGGTGGATCGGCGGGACGGCGGGCGGTGCGCTTGGACGGTATCTTGGCGGAAAATATGCTCCAAGGGCAATGCGAGCGGTCACTGAAGCCGGGATGCCGAGAGAAACTATGACCGCCGCGGAGCAGGCTGCATCCGAACTGAAGGCGGAGAAGGCTTCCAGCGTGAAAGCTGCTCAAGAATTCGGCCAGCCGTCCATGTCGAACATTGACTTGGACGCGATCCTGCGCCGAAGCAAGCTCCCCGAAGCCGAGCAAGCCAAGATTCGCGCGGTCATCGAGCAGAACGAAACCATGCGGCGCACGCGCGATCTTCCCAAAGATCCAGACGCGCCAACTTCGGAGATCATGGCTCGCGGGAAGGCGGCTTACGAGCAGAAGTACGGCAAGCCGAAAGCGCCCGAAGCCAAAGCCAAACCGTCGTCGTGGACTGAGGCTCCGCGGCATAACGATGCCATCGCGCAGGCCAAGAAAGAACTTGGCGCCTCGGCGGACATCCGAGCAGTCTTGAAACGGGCGGATGAGATTGAACGAGAGGGTAGAAAGTAGACAGGCTGTGCTATCTTTGAGCAGTTCTAAGGAGACAACATGAGCGGACGCAGTGCGAACGACAGCATTGAAAGCGCCAAGAGAACGATCAAGAGTCTCTACCAGGGCGTGGCCGGCGTGGGCGGCAGCGAAGAGGAAACCAGCAAAATTGGCGGCATGGCCCGCATGGGTGCGGACGCTGAAGGAAAGTTGAGCGAAGCGCCACATCACAGAATTGACGCTGAGTATCGGCCCGAAGGCAACGCCACAAAGGGCGAAATGGGCGTTGGCTACGGCGTCGGCCGCACGTTCGGCGGAAGCTAGTCTTCAGGGCGGGCCATCGGGTTGGGTGCTCTGCGGTAGAGGCATCTCATCTTGGTCCGCCCCTGAACTTCCATGAAATTCCTCTTCGTCTCCGAGCACGGCGAGATTGCCGACCTAGCTTCCTACCTGCTTCACGTCGAAGGCCACGACGTACTCCTGCATATCACCAACCATGACTGCTCTCGCATCGCAGAGGGCATCATCCCCCACATCAAAGACTGGTATCGCTACATGGGCAAGGGCTACATCTTCGTCTTCGATGGCTGCTCGCATGGCGATTGGCAAGACTGGCTCCGGGAGATGGGCGAGCACGTTGTCGGTGGCTCGGCCATGGGAGACGATCTCGAGAATGACAGGCAGGCGGGGCAGAAGTGGTTTCGCGAAGCTGGCTTCGATCAGCCGTGGTCGCAAAACTTTACCGACGCGGATGAAGTGCTGGCCTTTGTCGAAGAGCATCCCGAGACTCGCTTCATCCTGAAGCAGAATGGCGACGCGCCAAAGCATCTTTCGCACAAGGGCAAGTTCGAGAATTCCGAAGACATGATCTTCCACTTGCGCGAGCTCAAGAAGTCTTGGAACGAGATGGAGTTTGGCAAGTTTGACTGCGACTTGATGGAAGTGGTGGAAGGACTCGAGGTAGCGGCATCAGCGTTCTGGAATGGCGAAGACTGGCTGCGCAACTCTGCCGGCAAGGTGGTAGGGTTCCTGAACTTTGAGGAGAAGAAAGAAGGCAACGATGGAACGGGGGAGACTTGCGGTGAGATGGGAACCACCTTCATCGGAGTGGACGAGGGCGACGGACTATTTGCTTCCATCCTCCTACGTCCTGAAATCGAACAACGTTTGCGCGAATCAGGATTTCGCGGCGTATTTGACATTAACTGTATCCACGCAGACGGTCGTTTGGTAGCCCTAGAGCCCACCTGCCGTTTCGGCGTGCCTGCCTCCTCCTACGAGTTCATCGAAGGACTGGCGAGCCCGCTAGGCGAGTTGCTGAGCGCTTTAGCAAAGGGGATCAACCGTCGCATCGAGATCCACGAAGGCGTGGGCATGGTCATGTGCCTCGTCGCCAAACCGTTTCCGCTCGAGGTGGATGTCGAGCCGGAAGGAACCTCGGTCGGAGAGAAGCTTTGGATCATGCAGGATGGCGTCCCGGTATCTGACTTCACCGATGAGCAGCGCCAGCACATCCATCTCTACAACTTCGAGCGCGTCGAGGACGAAGAGACAGGGGAAATCTGCTACAAGGTTCCAACCAAGAGCGGCTACCTTCTCACGGTGACCGGCCGTGGCTCTCGAGTGTCCCTAACTCGCGATGCGTTGATTCACTACATCAAGCAAAACGTCTTCGTCCCTGGCATGAAATACCGCACCGACATCGGCGCGCGCGTTGAGGCAGTCGAGATGGAACTTGAGGCTGCGCAATGAATATCCTGCTTGAAACCATTGCTCACGAAGCGCAGCGTTATCCCACGGTTGGGGATTGGACCGTTAAAGACGGCAACATTCGAATCATGGTCAGCAAAATGGAGCCCGAGGATTACTCCTTCCTCGTTGGTCTGCATGAGCTGGTGGAAGTCTGGCTATGCAGGAAGCGCGGCATCTCGCAGGAAGCGGCCGATGCCTTCGACATTGAGTTTGAAAAGAATCGGCCCGAGGGAAACATGAATGAGCCAGGAGACGACCCGAAAGCGCCGTATGTTCGTGAGCACCAATTTGCCACGAAGATCGAGCGGCTCATGGCGGAAGAGTTGGGCGTAGAGTGGGATGCGTACAACGCCGCAGTTGAGAATCTTTAGCTTGTTACGAAATCCGGAAAAATAGCACGTCCGTAATGTGACAGCCGGGGGAACCCGTTCTAGGCTTGAATTCCCTCCCCCGCCACATTTAGAAGGAGATTTGTATGGACGGCGCAACTTCGTTACTTGGGACACAACTAGGCGCGGCGGCCGTATGCGCTTACCTCATGCAAGCCCTGCAAAAGTGGTCGAAAACTCCATGGATCAATGAGCATACCGCGGGAATCAATGTCGCCGTGCGCGCGGCTCTCGCCGTCGTTTCCACAATCGGCATTGGCTGGGCGTGGTCGAACGGCGCGGCGGGTGGTCACGTTCTCACCATCGCGATTCCTTCGGGCGTGGTACTGCTCCACGGCTTCTGGCATGTCTTCGTCCAGTACGCCATCCAGCACGGTTGGGGAAACCTCCTGAGCCCAAATCCTGCGGTCGCTCCTCCCAAAATCTCGGCATGAACCGTCAGCGCAACATCTTCATGGCGGTTTTGTTTCTAGGCTTTGCATTGTTCATCTACTTGTCTGTCAGATAGTTCATAATGACGCGGGATGCTGCAACCGAAAGAATCGAAGTACGACGTTGCGCTCCGGGAAGTCGTCTCCGGGATTCAGGTTCTCATCTACCGGCGCGAAACGACTCCCATCCGCGACCGGGACGAGGTGCACATAGATGTCGAGCGCCGCTTGGGGGAAATCCGGAAGTACGCCACAAATGGAAAGCGTAGTTGGCGAAAGGGCCTTTTGGAACTGGCTGCGTACTGTGTTTTTGCTGCGGCAGCAGACGACTAACATGTGGACCTACGAGCAGGCGACTGGCAAATTTTACACTCCCGATGGATTCCTGACGGCCTTCGGATACTCCGGCCGCGCTGATGGCAAAAACAATCCTGAAATGCAGAGCGTGCCAAACGTTGGTCCTATCCCGGAAGGCATCTATTCGATCGGCCGCCCAGAAGATACTTTGACTCACGGGCCATTCGTGCTCCCGCTCACTCCGGATCCATCCAACCAGATGTTCTCGAGGGGCGGGTTCCTGATTCACGGTGACTCCATCGTTGCCCCCGGTTCAGCCTCCGAGGGCTGCATCATCCTCCCCCGCTTAGTCAGAAATGAGATTGCTGCGAGCCTCGATAGGACGCTCAAGGTAATCTCTGGGCCGTTTCAGGCTGCGGACTTCACTGACGAAGCTACTTGATTGGGGCGGGGCGGACTTCGCCATTATCGACTCTGCTGAACCCCAGGATGAAGCCCCCGGAATCAATAAAGCGATCGACAACGACTCCCATGAC